GCGGGAACGAGTTCAATACTGAGAATCGGAGGTTGCGCATCAGGTGCGCACTGTGCGCATACAGGCAAACCTTCGGCGTGAGGGCCGTTCAGGTCTGCGATTTCACCGCATCGGTAGCAGGGCCACGCAGTCATTCAATCCTCTCCATCAGGTAAGCCATGAACAACGGCAATACAACCATGATAATAAAAGCGCCGACTAATAGCAGAGCAAACATTTATTCGCCCACTCCCTTTTTTATTCTGCGGATTTCATCGGTTGAGAGCGTGCTATCTCTCCCGCAACCTTTGCATAGAAAGCCGTAGTGCGTAGTTTCCGCCTCACTCGCCATGTTATAGGCCCATGATACAGGTTCGCCCTGAACTCTGATTTCGCAAGGGGTGCATCTAAGCGTAGTTCTGCGAGCGATTACCGCAGTTCCGCTAATCCATGCTGTAAATATCTGCCCTTCCTTCTTCATTATTCATGCCTCCATTCGATTTCATCGGCTTCGACTCTGCGGAACAAAAGCCATTTGCCGTCTTCGTTGCGCTTGACCCAGTAACCTGCGGCCTTAACTGCGGCCTTGTCTGCTCGCCACGCATCCCAAAACTCTTCGTTGGTGTTGCCCCACCAGACTTTGCGTGATTTTGACATTTTCATTTCAATGTCGCCAAAGGCAACATAGCGCGTGTATATCGGGCGTGGTTCTGCGTGAAAGGAGAGTGTGATTTCATCATAGTGGCCCCATGCCTCTAATTCTGTGCCGAGTTCCTCGGCTTTAGCGATAGCATCCTCCTTCTTATGCGCAAGGTTCTGAACAAACCATGACGAGTATGAAACGCCTTTCGGCGCAGTAGTGCGCACACATTGAACCTCGATGTAGAGGGTGTAAAACTGCTCCTTCGCACCTGTGCGACACACGCAAAGGTCTGCGCTTCGTATGATTCCGCCCCTCATTCTGATTCCTCCATCATCAAATGCGGTTCACCGCAATTCTTTGCGCACTTCTTCAATGCTTCAAAATCTCTCGGTAGCGTGTAATCCGCCCCACATGCGCCGCACATGTAAAGAATCATGCGACCACCGCCTGTGAATCATCGGCTGTATTGAAGAATATGCCACCTTGATAAATCCACTCGCAACCATCGGTTCGACAAGCGAATAGGTAGTGTGCGGGATTGTAGCGCATTTCACGCCCACAGGCTACACAGCATTGCTTGAAACTCATTCGCTCACCTCGGTATATCGCTTTGCGAAGTTTTCTAAAACCAGTTTCCTTTCTTCGCCGGTTGCGCAGTCGCATAGAATGACAGCCCAAGCAGGGCCGTATTGATTGCAGAAACCTTGAACCGTGAAACGGTGCAACCTCTCAGCCGGAACCCCCAACATATGCGAGGACAGGTATGTGAATACCGTTCCCTCTTCAATCGCTCTTTTCGCCTTGTTTATCATCTGAGTTTTCGTTCTCATCAACCTAAGCGAAAGCGCCACACCTTATCAAATGACCGCCCCAAAACCCCCATTTTTGGCCTGAAACCCAACATATGCGGGTCATGCGATAAAAAATAAAAGGCGCACATGATGCACGCACGCAAGGCACACGCAAGGCATGTGCGAGAAAGGGCAAAATATTTCTGTGGTATTTTCGGGCGCATTTAGGTGGGGATTTCAAACTCCGCAGAAACAGTAGAGCGCAAAATCCACGCATTGAAAACTGCGGGGTCGTTTTGGATTTGAGATTTGAGGTTTGAGATTTCAGGCCGGAAAAAACAGAACGGCGCAGAATCAATCGCACGTCGAATGGCGGCGGCGGTAAAAACGCTTGACTGCGAGCCTATCGGCCACTTCTGCGGAGAATCACCGAGGCAAGAAAGCAGTGGCTAAACGCTACACTGCGAGCCAATCGGCATGAGAAAATGCCCCGTTGCGCAATGTTTTGGATTTGAGAAACACGGGGCCACATCTCTCAATCTATCCTTTTCCTTCTTTTTCGCACCTCCTTTTTGACTTTCTAAAGTTGTTCAAATGTATTGCAGTCCACCGTTTTCAATGGTTCTCAGTCTCTCCCGTAGTTCAGACCTGAAAAGGCATCATCATTCTTCATAATGCCTTTCAGTGCTTCGATTAGGGCGTCTGTGCATTGCTCGACTTCTTTCTCAGCGTTGGCCGTAGTCCATCGGGTTCCCCGTCGGGGAATATGGGCAATTGAGGCGAACTTTTGACATCCGAGAAGGTCGGCAAGTTCGGCGCAGAATCGCTTAGTTGGAACCATGCTTCTGCCGCCGCCGTCGGTCATTCGATGCTCAAGGGCGTTTGCGAATCCGAGTTCACGGAACCCGAAAATCAGAGAACGCCAAGACCACGCAGACAGAGCCGAAGCCGCTTGACCGAGGTTGAAAGGTTCGTTTGAACCCTTGACCTTAACCACGCTTAGACCGTCATAACCGATAGACACGCCGCAAGACCACGCAAGCCCATAGACTTCAACGGGTTGGCCTGAGTCTTCAAGGATTTGCGCACATGCCAACGCCGCACTACTGCGGATTTGACAAATGCGAGAATCGACCGACCCGACCGCATTCACGGGAACAAATATGGCGACACATTCGGATTGAGTGCGCCGTCGCTTTTTGTTGCGTATAAACGCATCACCACGCAATGCCGCGCCGATGTCAAGTCCAACGACTTTACCGGCGAAGTCTTCCGTTTTTCGGACAATTTTCACGGACTTTGAAACAAGGCTTTTGATGGCATCGAATCGCTTTGCGTGCTTTGAAACGGCGTCGGCATCAGGTTGATGACTTGCGCCCTTCAAACCCTCTGCGTAAACTTCTTCTTTCGATGCACTGCGCCCATGAAATGATTGATACGGGGAGTTGATGTCATGCGGTTCGCCGCCTGAAATCTTAGACCCGCCATGCAATGAACGGATGACTGCGCCATGACTCGGAGCAATCGAAACCACGCACTTAGAACCTCCAAGTGTCGCAGTGCCATATTCGCACCCTTCATCATCGACATGTCGGTTCTCAAGCCGCTTCTTATTCCGACCTTGAAATTGATGTTTCATATTCACTTTTTCACCTCCATTTTCGTTTGACTGCGTAGCATCGGGCAAGTATAAACTGGCCGTCATATGCTTGCGCAGTTTACGCTTAAGCGCCTCCCGCAATATCTACGGATTCAGGTTCAAAGACACCTTGCGGAACCAATGAAAGAGCCTCGCCGTCTATCATTCCGAAGTGATTCAAAACCTCTCTGCGGAGTTCAGAATCAAGCGGTTCAACCCATCGACCAATAATGGCGTTCAGAGTCCACCCGTCTTTAGCCAAAACCGACGCATGAAGAAGGGCGCGGTTGCTGTATTGCACAGTGGTTTGACCCACTACAATTTGGCGCAATTCGGTATAGGATTTCAAAACCTCGGACATCTGCGCAGGTTCACCGCGTGGACTGTTTTCAGGTTCGGCCATCGAATGACTGAGGCCACATATTGAAGCCGCAATGCGTGCGGAAAATCCAAACTTCACTACGGTTGCGGCGAATCGGTCAAGAAGCGAGGCGTCTTGAATCTGCGCCGCTTTGTAAGCGCCGCCCATCGAATGACCGCCGGTGTTTCCTGCGGCGATTATCACCGCTTGAGGATGCACTTTCAGGACTTCACCCGTTGCCGGATTGATGACGGTTCGCGATGCAAGCACGCCGTTCAATAAAACGAGGACTGCGGGGTCTGCTTTGTCTATTTCATCGACAAAGGCCACGCCGCCTTCAAGAAGCGGCTTAACAAGGCCACTGCGTTGCCATTCAATAGAACCTTTACCGCCCACGCCATACTTCACATTACCGAGAAGGTCGCCCCGTGTCATATCTGCGAAGCATATGATTTCTCCATACGCTTTACTGCTCTGCAATTTAGCCGCTTGAAGCATTGCTTGAACCTGAGCCACTGCGTAAGACTTGCCGGTTCCCGCTTCGCCCACCATGTAAACAGGCAACGGCGAGCCATTGAGAAGCCCCGCTTTCAGGATTGAGAAAACGGTCGGCACTGCGGGATGATAAGCGCCTGATATTTTCACCGCTTTGGCCTTCTTCGATGGCTTGATGTGTAGCGTTTTGATGACTTCTTGAGCCTTCAATTCTGAAACGACTTTTTCAATCCGTTCTTCAACATGCGCAGAAGCGTTTTGAACGCCGTTTTGAATCGCAGTTTCTGCGTATTGTTCAACAACCGCTTTCGCAACACTGCGCACTTGTTCTTCATTCAAACCATCGCCTGAAAGCAACGCTTGAAGAAGTTCGATTTTATCGCCTTGCGCAGTCGATGGCAACGACGCAGAAACTTGCGCCTTAACCGCTTGACTGAGAGCCTGTGAAGGTTCAGGAATCACACGGCTTGCGCCGTTGGACTTTTTGCCTTGAATCGGCTCACCGTTTGAACCGATAAACAGCGCCTCAGTTGCGTGTTCAGCACATCGGATTTTATGCCCTTTCGGACTCTCTGCGTGAATGAATCCCGCCTTCGACGGAACTTCAACGCTACAAACTGCGCATGTTCCCTTGAAAGAATTGGGGCGCAGTGCGTTGTTTTGAACATTGACGGTCAAAGGTTCAGGTTCAGGTTCAGAAACCGAGGCACTCGCGACAGGCGCATTATGTGCGCCTGAGCGATACGATTTTATCGTTTGATGAACTTGGATATATTCGGCTGTGCATGTCTCGCAGTGTGGCTTTAAGGAGGCGAAAGGTTCACCGTTTCCCTTCTTCGCATTCAGTTGGGCGAAGTATTGACCGGCGGGAATATCGCAACCGCAAGCGGCGCAGGACTTCACCCGTGTGTTTTCCTTTCGGCCTGAAATCGGAACACTGCGACCCTTTGAAATCACTTCAACGCCTGAGTTCTCCGCGTCCTTCAACCATTGAGGCTTGGGCGTGCGAACTGCGCCGATAAACGCAAGACTGAAAGACAATTGAGTGATGTCGAAAGCATACAAAACCGCGATAACAGCAACGACGCAGAAAGTGCGGCGCAGTGTAGCGTTTCCGTATTCTACGAGGTCGGGGTTCAGGTCTGACAAAAGACCATCGACCGGCTCGCAGTCTGCGTATTTGTCGATGTCGTCGCGTGTCTGCGTGAGTGCGTCGGTTTCGTCTAAGTAACATTCGATGCACTGCGGCCCATTTTCAAGGGTCAAATCGACTTCATCGGTGAAATCTCCGCAGGTTTTACACTCGCAGACCTCATCCCACTGATATTCAAACAATTCGTTTGACTGCGGCGCAATTTCAACGGATGAAAACGCATCACTCGCGAGTGTGAGTTCTGCGTTCTTCTTCGCGGTTTCCTTCGCTAATCGACGGACTGCGAAGCCAATACGGATAATTTGAACCCGATGGCTCAAGAAGTCCGAAATGCGGCGCAGTGTGCTTCTTTTGTCAAGAATCCAAACGCCTGAACCTTTCGATTCTTCACGCAGATGCCCTAAAGAAAACAAGCGGCGCAATGCTCGCTTGAACGCATGACGGGGGCGCTGTTCACGCAATTGTTGCTTGCGGTGAAAACGCTTGACTCGCGAACGCGAGATGTGCGTTTGTTCAGGCAACTCTGCCCAAATGGGGCGCAGTGCGTCGTTTTCTTTGTTCATGTTGTCTTCTCCTTCAACCTCAGTCAAAGGGTTTTGCTCAAGACCGACACCCGCCGCAGTGGTAAAAAGCACCACTGCGAGGATGAAGGCCATTATTTTCATACATATATTTTGTATCATGGTATCTCTCCGGTTTCACCTCTCTCATGGGAGTATATGAAGCGAGAAGGTAAACGGCGCAGAAGCAACCTAAACGATGCACTGCGACGGCGACAGGCTCGCAGTGTGCCTTGAAGCAAAACGGCGCAGTTCTTATATGCACATCTTCGACGGTTGCGGGTTTTGATTTTGTCGAAATCTCCTGAAAAAAAACGGCGCACTGAGAGACAATCGGGGCGCAGTCTATCGTTTAGGGGTGTTCGCAGAATCTATTCGATGCACTGCTCTACAATTGCGGCGCAGTATAGCGTTTAGGCGACAGGCTCGCAGTCCATCGTTTAGGGTTCTCCGCCTCTCAGTCCATCGTTTAGGAAAATAACAGGCTCTCAGTCTATCGTTTAGGAATACGGCGCAGAGCAGAATATCAATAGGCTCGCAGTCTATCGTTTAGCATTTCAGAAAACAGGTCTAAAAGCAACACTGCGGCGCTGTTTGGCCGAAAAGGTCGTTTCAGGTCATGTCGGAAACCGGAAAATAGCGGCGCAGTCCATCGTTTAGGCATCGAATCAGGAGAGAGGATAGGCTCTCAGTCCATCGTTTAGACAATCCACGCAAAGCCCCCAAATCTCGCATACGCACGCGCATCATGCACGCGAGGCCGAATCGGTAAACGCATGACTGCGGGGCTGTTGTCCGGTCGATGTCAAGCCGACATGGGGCCGCCGGTCGAGCAGTGCGGCGTTTAGAACTCATAGGCTCTCAGTGCATCGTTTAGGGATTGCGGGGTTTTAGTGTCGGCTTCGCAGTCCATCGTTTTTTTCAGAATCGGCGGGATAAATTGCAGGTTTCCGACATTCGATGAAAAACCAAAAACAGCCCAAACGGAACGGAAACGGCGATTTTAGAAAACACGCAGAAAACGCCGAAAGTCGATGATGCAATAGCCGCACCCCGTTGCTTTCTATTCGATGCACTGAGGCTCTGCGCAAAATTGCGGGGAGTGCTACCATAGGGGAACCATCGGTTCAGTAGTCATTCGATAGACTGCGCCGCAGTGCCGGTATGGTGAAAACGGACTCTTTCGGCAATGTTGAGAAATTGCACATATTCGGCATGTATGGCGGTAAACCGGAAAACGGCGGTTTGATACTTGAAAACAACGGTTCACGCAGTTTCTAAGGTGGGGCGCAGTGCAACGGTTTTGAGTTCTGAGGTTTCAACTCTGAGAAGGTCGTTTGAGGGTGGTCTAAACGATAGACTGCGGGGCTATGGGGGAGGCTCTGAGGCGTCAATTTTGGCGTGGTTTTCTGAATGAATCGCTTGGAGTCTCGCAGAAGGTCGCATATTTGGGGTTGCGCAGAAGGTCAAACAGCCTCGCTATGTGCCATTCGCACTACTGAACCTTGAGTTGAATAGTGGATTATTGGCCCTAAACAGGCTCTCAGTGGCCCTTTCAGAAACTTTTGGCGCAAATCGAAAAACAGACGCATAAGGCGTGTGGCGTGATGACGCGCACCTGCGCGAGCATGAACTGCGCAGAACACGCAGACAAACAGGCTCGCAGTGCGTCGTTTAGGCAAAATAATTGCGGCCCCTGAACCTGCGCTTTAGGTGCGCCAAAAACTGCGCATACTGACGGGGCTACGCACGCCAACCACCTCTCACAATTTTTATATTTTTTTTAATTTTTGCCGATTTTTTAGAAAAAAGGCACATATTTGCTTGAAACTCGCTTATTTTTGTTAATTTTTGCTGTGTTCCACTTAGATATGTCAGTTTGGCCTGTTGTCATGGCTAATCCGGCGTTAAAGCCTGTCTTAAATTGGTCTATTGCGTGCGCAAAGGCCATAACTGTGTCATTATGCTTGCCTTTATCGACAATATCGCCGTTTTTCCATGCGTGCGACTCCAATTCGTCAAGGAGGATGCTCATAACCCGTCTTGTTTCGTCGTTTCCATAGGGTATGACGACTTTTTCTTGTTCAAACCATACTCGGAGGCGATTTAGTAGTCCTTGCTTGAGTGTTTTGTTTGATACCTTGCTCATTTTCATATCGAGCGTCAATTTGCTTTGTTCAACGAGAGATTTGTAAAGAGATTGAAAACCTGCGCTTTCAAAAGCAAAAGTTGGCTGTTTGTATGCGTCATTAAACTTTCCAATCATTTCAATTTGTTTATTTGGGGGAAAATCGTTTTTTCGCCACATATTTACAATATGTATGAAGCCTTCTTTGTCTTGACGCAGAACAACCATAACCGTGTAGTCTTTTCCTATGCCATGTGAAGGGTCAAAGCCTATAACATAGCGCCCGTCATGTATTTTTTTATTTTGCAGTATAACATCCATGTTCATATTTTTGCGTGTAAGTTGTTGAGGGAAAACTGCGCTGTCGTCATCGACTACTTTACAAAGGTATTCTTGCGCAAATGCTAAATCACCAATTGCTTGTCGTTGTTCAAGCAAAAACTCAATAGGTCTTTCAGAAGGCCACAGACAGACAGGTTTTACATTATCAGGGTCATTTCTCCATTCGTCATAATTTACAATAGAACCTTTACGCCATGATTGCCAAGACTCATTACTTAGCATTTCAGTATGGTATAAATCGTTCATTGACATAGGCGTTCCGACGCAATAAATAGAAGTTCCGGGCGATAGCATAGGTGTTAATTTTTTTCTGAACCATTGTTGGACTATATCATAAGACATATCATTTTGGTCGTCTAATACATCGTCAAGAGCAATTGCGGCTGGATGTTCGCCCCGAATACCTGAACCAACGGATGTTGCCTTAATCCAAGCGCCGTTTGTTAATCGCAACTCATATCTGTTTCCTTTTGTTACATCAATAAGTCTTGACAATTCAGGATGTCGTTTTAGGTCTTGTCTTATTTCATCAAGTCTGTTTATCGCAAGGTCTTTATTAGCGGAAAACAACCAAATAGTAAACGGTTTACCTCGCCACTTTTCAAAAAGTAATTGATGAAGAACTTTTACTCGAAGAGTTGTTGATTTAGAGTGGTCGCGAGGTGCAATTACGCATACACGGTGAACTTGTCTTTCGCCTCTTTCACTGTAAAGTTTTAACCATTCTCCTATGTGGTCGCCCCAATTGTAGCCAAGCCATTCATAAAAATGTTTAATGTCATACCTGCTTCTTTCCATATTAAGAGCAGTCATTATTCTATTCTTCATCATTGTTTTTCACCTCAAAAACAGGTATTCCACAGTATTCAAGCAAAGAGTTGCATAACTCTTCAATTTCATTTCTATTAAGCATAATGCCAATAACTAATTCTTCTGAAAATATATTAAATGCGACATAATCATGCCCCATTTCAGTAAGGATTAACTGTTCGTCATCACTCTTCCATATAGGCATTTGCTTTCCTTCCATTAAGAGTGTTAAGAAGTCTAAGTCCATGTCTAAGGTCTGTAAATGCTTGAATATCTCTTGTTTGAGAATCAAGGACAACCATAGGGGATGTTGGGCGTTCTCTCGGAAAACCGCACATTTCACCGAAACTGTCTATTGTTTTGTATGCGCCCGGCCTTAAAGCCCAACGCTCAACTGCATGTCGAGTAAAAGGAACAACTGATGGCGTGTGATGATGTCCGATAACTCCAATGTCAAAATCACATTCTCCGTCATCCCACATTTTCTTAATTACACGGCTTGGGTCGAGATTTGAATTACCTCTTCGCTTATGTCGAATACTAAGGTGATAAGGAATATCGCCGTGAATAACTTTGAGGTTTAACTCATACGGGTGATACAAAACGCCTCTGTCTTGCGCAAGACGCTTTAGAGGGTCATAATCTGTTGCACCGGCAGTCCAAAGGTCGTGATTACCCGCAACAATAGCCATAAGTGAATTAGGACTCATGTTAATGTAGTGTTCACATAGTTGCCATTGGATAGAAGGAGGAATAGGTGCTTTCATAGCAGGTCGAGGTTTGTCAATCATAAAGTTGTCAATATAATCACCCGCATGAATAACATAGCATTCAGGGTGTCGTTCAATTGCTTCTGTGTCTTCGCGCAACCTTTCATGGTCGCAAAATGGATTGCCTATGTGTTGGTCGCTTTGAAATGCAATGCCAATGTATCGTTTATCGGACTTCATGTGAAATGTAGCCCAACGAGCATCTGTGTTTGCAAGAATCGCCGCTTTTGAGCGTTCTTCAATAGCATTCCATAGGTCTTCTTGACTACTTGACTTCTTTTTCAAGTGTTCGACAATAAAATGGGGTGTTTCTGTGCGAGTAACCGCTTCTCTTTCCCATGCCGCCCGAATCCTTGACTCCCAACCTGACTTTGAGATTTCAGGAAACCGTTTGTGCATAATGCGTATTAACTGTGCTTGAGTGCCGTCAAATTGTTTTGGTATTTCTGCATTATAATCAACATTTTTAAAAACAGGAAAAATCTCCGACATATGTTGTTTTAACATACGCAAACGCCATCTATGCTGTTCACTTGTTATTTCAGGCATAATACTGTGCATGTGTCTTGAAAAAGCCATAATGTTTCCAGTATAATGCTCATCAATTTCTTTTTTAACAGCATCATGGTATTCTATTGCCATATTACGCACTTAATAGGTTTGGCTTATAAGGTATTGCGCAATTTAATTCTTTTTATGCTTTTGAAAGAATTAAAAAAGAAATAAACAAGGCACTGAAAGCCTATTCGATTTATTCTTTTAATTCTTCTTAAGTGTTTAGATATTGGGCCGCTTATTATTTACTTAGATAATAGTTTTTTATCTCTTAGTAAAGAATAAAGAATAATAGCAATTTGTATTCAGTCAATCGTTTTATTCTTTCTTAATTTTTTCTTTCGTCTAAAAAGAATAAACAAAAACACTAATGCCCACCAAATTAACTCAAGTATCAAAAGTGTGCTACCGCCAATTAAAACTACTCCATTAAAGGTAAAATCTATCATTTTAACGCCCTAATTAACTTTTTATTTTGTTTGCTTAATAATTTTTAGTATGGATTACCCAATACTTTGATAAGTCAAACGGTTTCTGTGTATCATTATGGCAGTAGGACACACCAACTCGCAACTCGACCGCGCTCTTAAAAATAGACACCTTGATGATTTGTCGGTATCAACCGCAAAACTACAAGCAGACTCCGTAACTGACGCAAAGACAGCAACTACTATTGAAAAGACCCTAAAGTTTTCTTATGACGGTTCTTCAAAGACTACTGGCGCTAAAACTTTAACTGCCGCAGACGGAACAGCGCAAACACTTGTCGCCGGAACATTTATCAAATCGTTTTTAGTAGTTCCGACCCAAGCATTTACTTCTTCGGGTAGCGCAACAATCGCTCTTGGATATACAGGAACAGCCGCCGGTATTATGGCCGCTACTGCTTTTGACGATGCCGCACTTGCCGCCGCTACTGTTGGTTGGGAATTGTGCGCTACTGCCGGTGGAAGTGCAATTGGTTTAGCAGGTGCGCATAATCTTTTACTTACTATTGCAGGGGCCGCTATTACAGCCGGTATTTGTGATGTTTATATTACTTACCAAGAAAGTATTGTTTGAGGTGATTAAGTATGAGTGAGCAACTCAAAGAGTGGACTGAGGCCGATGGCACAGTTTATCGTCTAAATAAAGATGGTAACTACGATATTATCCCTCCTGCAAAGAAAAAAACCGCAAAATCAACTAAGAAACCTAAATCATCTAAAAAATAAGAATAACTTATTCTTGTGCATACTTTCTTAAGTCGCCGTCTATTAAAGGTAATTCATGGCGCGAACTCGTTTTTCTATTTTTGGCAAATCTAAAGTAGATGTTGCCGAACCTGTTCCTATGGCTTTTGTAAGCAATGAGGATTTAAGACACAGTGTTGCCCATCGAAGTCCATTTGCTCTTATGGCCGGTATTTCAGATGTTGTTAAAGAAACAAATACTTTAAGAGATGATACTAATTTTGATAATGATTTTGAATTATTTGATGAAATGCTTAAACTTGACCCCGAATTAAACGGTGCAGTCCGAGCAGTGTCCTTAACCGCAAACAACTATACTATTAACTACCGAAAAGCACGCAATGCTCGAATTAGAAACGCAATACAAGAATTAGTCGAAAGGCTTGATTTTGACGATATTTTAATTTGCGCAATGCGCAACTTGATGGTTTATGGCAATGACATCAATAAATTAGTCGGAACGGGCAAAGAGGGCATTACAGATGTGCAAAATCTCCCTATTCGGCAAATAACCATTAACGATGAAAGAGGTATCAATGATACCGTCGATGAAAACGACCCGATTATCAAAGCAGAAAACTATTATCTCCGTGAAGGCGAAACAACCTTTCAAGAGTTTAAAGCAGATGAAATACTTCACTTTAGAATGGATTACAGAAGTAATTGGTTTACAGATAATGAAAATAGAATTACTTATGGCGTGTGGGGTGCATCTCGCTTTACTTCACTTAAACAAGCAATTCGAGCAAAATACAACAGTATTAACAATCGGATTTCACTTGAAGACGCTATGACAAAGCAATTTATTACTATTGACATGAAAGCCGTCGAACATATACAAAATCCCGATGAGCAACGAGAAAGACTACTTTTTATTATGAATCAAGTAATTGAAACAATGGAGGCTCTTAGAGGCGACCAAGTGCCAATTTTCCCTGATTATGTCAATATCAAGCACATAGACCAAAGAACTGCTTTGCCTGACTCATCAGGGTTTTTAGATAACATCAATGCAGACATAGCCGCAGTTTTACAGGTTCCTCGCACTGCCGCAGGACAAGAAAAGGGTTCAACTTTTGCCGCATCATATACGGCTAATCTATGGGCAAGTAATGCAATTAGACGCATACAAAGTATTCTGAAACAATCTACTTTATCCTTATTCAGTAAACATTTAGATTTACTAAAAATAGACCATCGAATAAGTGATTTGCCCGATTTGCAATTTGAACCAATTGATGAAGAAACAAGACTTAACAAAATGCAAAGAGCAAACATTGGCTACAATGCAGGTATTCTTACTTTAAACCAAGCACTTGAAATTGTAAACCTGCCTGATGAAACAGAAGGCGATATTAGAAAGGATAGTAAAGGAATTGCAGATAATGGCGAGTTGCCCCGTGAAAACGGACAAGAAGGAACTCCAACTGATGAAACAACGGATAACGAAACAATAGAGGATGATTCAAATGCCGACGACGAATGATGCAGTCCAAGATGTGCGAATAAGCGCAGTTGAAACAAAATTACTAAAGCATGATGAAATGATTGAAAAAATGGCTTCTGCGCAAACTGATATGATGATTAGTATTGCAGAGTTAAATGCGCAAATTGCAACTGCTATTACAGTTTTGCGCAAAGGTGGTTTAATTCTTGTTTCAGTATTAGGATTGACTCTCGGAGTTGATTTAACAGGTATGACAATTTAAGGTGAGTAATATGAAAAAAAGAAACAACAATCAATCATTTAATGACCGAATGGTTAAGCGAACAGTAATTCCTGCAATTTATCTTTGGCTTCTTGCATCAGGCGCAGTAGTCGGTATGGGTATATGGAAACCTGATGTTGTCCTTGCAAATCTCGATGGATTTATTGCTCTTATTGCAATTATTGGTGGAGTAGCCGCCCCTGCGCTAAATACAGTTTTGCGCATGTGGGAATCAGAACAAAGTATTGAAATTGAAAACATTGCCGTTGAATTAAAGCATGAAAGAGAGCGTGATGCAGACAACCATGAGCATTTAATGCAATTAGCCGCAATACAACAATCGCACGAACACGAAGTCGAAAAACATGAAGTTGGCTTTCAAAGATTAAGAAGTTATATGGAAGATGTTGATATTGACGCAGAAGCGCAAAAAATTGTTGATGTTGCAATGGATAAAGCAACAGAAGAATTAGAGCGTATTAAAAAAGAGTGATTTAAATGTTGGTAGAATCTAAAATGGAGGATTATTTGTTTCGCACACCGGAAGGTGCGCAAAAAAAATCCGAAGAAATAGGTTTTAATGGAGAAATCCATGAATCAACACTTGCAGACGGAACAAAGTTGTATTCTCCTGCTAAAACAGAAGACGAGTTCATTAAGTGGTATCGAAAGAATGACCCCGATGCAGAAGAAGAATTAGGAGCAACAGTAGAAGCACTTCAATATGGAAAACCAAAGAAAAACGACCCACGCAAAACTCCTGCTAAACCAAGTGAGCGCAGAAAGGGTTCTAAGAAAAATAAGCCCGGTTCTGCTAAAAAACCAAACACTTCAATTAAAGTAAGCAAAGAAACCGAAGCCCGTTTGCGCAAAATGATGACTGAACATAACAAAAAGGTTTCAAGCAAAGGTAAAGGTTCAAAAGCAAGCATGGGTCGTCTAAAGTCTGTATATCGAAGAGGTGCAGGTGCATTTTCTCGTTCACACGCACCTAATATGTCAAGAGGTGGATGGGGTATTGCAAGAGTTAAAGCATTCTTGTATTTGTTGCGCAACGGCAGACCAAGCAACCCAAACTACAAACAAGACAATGATTTGTTGCCTAAATCACATCCAAGAGCAAGTGTTGAAGAAGACTTTGAAGACTGGGATGAAGAAGCATTTAGTGCCGCAGAATATCAAGGTCGCAAAGTTACACTCAATAAACCATTTAGAACTCCTAAAGAAAAAAAGAAGTTTGCGGTATATGTTAAGAATCCCGCAGGTAAAGTTATAATTGTTCGATTTGGCGACCCTAATATGGAAATTAAGCGTGATGACCCAAAACGACGCAAAGCATTCCGTGATAGGCATAACTGCGCAGAAAAGAAAGACAAAACAACGGCAGGTTATTGGTCTTGCTATCAATGGCGAAGTGGTTCTAAAGTTGAAAGCATAGAAGACTTTAATAAAACAGACAATATGATGGAAACAGTTATGGGCGGTTGTGGCTGTGGTGGCAAATGCGGTTCTGTTGAAGCGGCAGAACCAACTCCAAACGATGATGAAACACATAATGAATATATGAGTCGTTGTCAAGAAATGGGTTACTCCGAAGAAGAATGTATGGCCGCACATGAAGGTCATAAGTTTATCGAAGAAGAACAACTTGAAGGCTACGGTGGCGGCGGCGGTGGCGGCGGTTACAGCAACTCTTGCAGAACTGGCTACAAAATGCAAGGTGGCAAGTGTGTTAAGGCTACATTTCAATTAGATATTGATATTTCAGTTGATGAAGTTATGGTTGATGCAACAACAGGCAATCAAGTTATTCGCATCAGTGGTATTGCATTTCATCAAGGAGTAAATAAAAACGGTTGGGAAATTACACGCAAAGGTGCAAATCTCGCTGTTTCTCAAATGGTTGGTGCAGATTTAACTTTAAATCATCCTAAATCAGATAATGGCAGATTCCGTCGAAACATGGATGGCGGAGTAGATGAAGCAGTAGTTGGTGTTGTTTCAGAAGCCTCTATTGTTGATGATGGTTTCGAGTGGAATGTTAAGTTTAAAGCAAATGTTCACCGCAAAGAATTATTTGAGGCTCTTGAATCAGGACTTTGGCTTAGAGAAGGATATGGTGTTTCTATTGGAGGAACGGGTATTCCTGATGAAATTATTGAAGCAGATGATGGTTCGGCAGTTATGAAGTTTGAAAGTGATTTTCAATTCGACCATTTGGCTATTGTTCATAAACCTGCTTATTCCGGCGCAAAGATAGAATCGGTTGAACGAGTAAATATAGCAGAAACTAAAGAAGGCTTTAATAGTCATTCGCATTCTGTTCAGAATATCGCAAAGGATATGACTACCATGAGTGAAGAAGAAATCATTATCGCATCCGAGGAAGAGGTTGTTGTCGAAACACCTGTTGCCGAAGAAACTCCATCTATTGACTACGCCGCAGAAATCGAAGCACTTAAGGCTTCTCTCGCAGAGCGTGATGCAAAACTTGAATCAATTAAGGCAGATGAAGAAGCAAAGGTAGAAGAAGTCCGACTTTCTCTTGTAGAAAAAGCAACTGAACTCGGAATTGCAGGTATTGACTCTTTGCCATCAGAAACTCTCGAAAGCATTATTGCATCCTTTGAATCAAAAATGCCTGTTGCAAGTGAAGAAGTTGTTGAAGAACTTTCACCTGTTGAATCAAACATGGGAATGGTCGCCTCAGAAAAAGCCGACCTTTCCTCAGAGCCGGTTGTAGCAAACTACCTTAACCGCAAACTAATTAAAACTCCCGAAAGTCTTTATGAAAAAGCATGGAACGCATGGGCAAACGGATGGAACAATACTCTATCTGCTTCTGAAACTCAAGCACCAACTTTCCGTGAAGCAAGGGATAAGAAACTCATTTGAATTGAGAAAAATTGGAGATGAATAAAATGGATTTGCATACAAAACCTCGAAGCGCAACACTAAAAACCGGCACTGTAATTTACGGCGCAGGTAAACTTATTACAATGGATAGCACCAACAACACTGTTGATTTGGTCGCAAACAGCGAAGTTTGCATCGGAGTTACTGCGGGAGATTCTTCTCGCGACTCCGCACTTGTTTTGCAAACAGCCGCAGGAGCAACTGTTTCTTATTATCCTCTTGGCGGAGTTCAAATGGTTCAATCAACCAATGGACTTACTTACACACTCGGACAAGTCGTTTACGCAGGTGCAAATGGACTTGCCACTAATTCAAGCGGTTCTTCTGTTAAGAAACTCGGAGTTTATGTCGGAAACGGCGAAGCAACGGCGGCTCTTGGGGCTAATGGTGCAGGTGATACCACTAATACAGAGGGAACTCTTATCGCAGTTAATACTACTGTGCATGAAATCGCTTGATGATAAAAAAATAATTGGAGATGAATAATATGGCTAATAATACCCTTGAAGAAATACTAACAATCGAAGCCGCCGCAGGGCCATTTAGTTCAGGCGACGCAGTGCTTGAACAAACCCTTCGCGACTTTATCGAACTACAATCAACTACAATCGCAGTCGGAACTCAAGTAGTGGGTGTCCGAAGCGTTGGATGGTTGGAGTTTACTTGGTATAGCGGTGCAGAAGGAACTTTCTCTTACCCGCTTGATGATAACTCAGTTACAGACCCAACAAAGGTTGGAACCGCAAACTATGGCGTTACCTTGAAGAAGGGTCAAGGCCGATGTGTTTTCCTTGACTCTACTCTTTTGCGTGGCGAATCCTTTGAAAACCTTGACCGACAGCAAATGGCAATTGTTCGCAACCGAGCAACTGTTATTGACAACCTCATTATCTCTGCTCTTATTGCAGGTGCAGGTCAAAGCGTTGCTGTTGCCGCAGGTTCCGAATGGGATTCCGCAGGTGCAGATGCAGAAGGAAACATCCTTAGTGCTATGGATAAGATTTTCGAGAATGCCCGTGTTTCCGGTAATGAACCATTGGCTCTTATTGTTCCTGCAAAGCACCGAAATGTTTTGCTTCAAACAACTCTTTACGGCAATGTCGTTCAATCCCTCCAAGAACACCTCCGAGGAATGGGCAACATTACTGTTTACTACTCCCGTGATTCAGGACTCGCAGACACTTGTTTGCTTCTTGTTCCGGGTGGCGAAACTGCCGAGTTCTTTACATACAACGGCGACGGATTCATGGAAACCGAATTGACTCGGATTCCGGGCGTTGGCTATGATTGGATGCTCACAGGCTACATGGGAACTGTTATCCATGAACACCAAGACACTCAAACTGCCGGTGATGGTAAAAACGACCGCATTTGCAAGATTACAAACATCACTGCTTGAGGTGATTAAGTTTGGCACGCAATAATACAGTCTCGGCAACATTTCAGATGGCCGCAGGTGATGGCGCAAGCGGTTTTACCGAATCAATAAGCGGCACTTCTTTTACAAGTGGCGACGCAGTTAAAATTGCAGGAACAATTTCTCATAGTGGTGCTACTGTTTATTTGGCAAGCGATTACGGTTTGGCTCAATGTGATGGTATTTACCTTGAAAACCGTGATTCAACAAACTTTATTACTTGTGTTCTAAAGGATGGCTCAGACGGTGTTCTAAGCACTTTGAAGATTGCGCCTAATGGTGTTTTCATGGTTCGTTTAGATGTTGATATGACTGCTGTTGCTAAAGTCTCTTTAATAGCAGATACCGCCCCATGCGAGTTTATTCTCTGTATTGCGGAGTGATATACTTGTCAAGAACAAGAACCGACTTGGCTCGATTACAAGCCATGTGTAAAGAATACGGAAAAGTTTCACCGACAGAATGGCCGGAAGGTCTTCTCGGAGTTGGGCCTGACATGCGAGCATGGGTTCGTTCTCAAGAGGATGCGCCAAAAAGCGCACCAAAAACCACACCGAAGAAAGTAGAGAAGAAAAAGGATAGTGTAGTAAATGAAGTCAAAGGCACAGGTAGCAAAGGCATTAAAGAATAAGGGTATTCCTTTGCCTGATGAAGATTCATTAGGTGCTATGTTGCACCGTTTTAATACATGGGATTCTCCGCAAGGGTTTCTTTTGCGCAGAATAAAAACTGCGCATCATCATACTCATAATTTGCCTGAATCTATTTCTATTGGCGCAGTAATTTGGATGCCGGATTCTGAATACACTAAAAACATTATTAGAAGTGGTGTTATGTGGCCTATGGGTCGAACAAAATACAACTCAAAATATACTCTTGTTGATATTCCTATGGATGCGTGAAATAAATGGTAGTTACTTCTGATAATATCCGTGATTTGTTAAATAGGCCAAGAGGCTTAAATGAAGCAACTATTACAGAATACCTTACTATCAGAACAGAAGAAATTACTAAATTGTCAAGAAGCACTACGCTTTACAATATATCAGACGGAGTTTCAGACACGCAAAAAGAGTCTGCAATTAAGTTTCTTGTTTGCGTAGATTGTCTGCGTATAATGATTGATACAATACCCTCCTATGTGCCGGAACCTGAGCAAAGAAGAACAGATATTCGTTTGTCGGCCCAATTAAAATCGTTTGAAGCGCAAGCAGAAAGACTGTTTGCGCAGATTCGAGAATCCGGCGGAAGTGCCTTTGCTCTTGATTTTACAAATACAAGGGTTGAATGATAAGTGGCAGAAAGAGTATGGTCTGCTTCGAGTGCCGGTTCTGCCTCAACTAATGGTAATTGGAGTGGTGGTTCTGCCCCAACTTCAAGTGATACAGTCGTTTTTAATAATACAAGTGTAGAAAATTGCACATGGGATGTAACCGCAGTTTCTACAATTACTGTTGCTTCAACTTATACAGGAGTAATTACAGTAAATAGTGATATTGCACTTACGGGTCTTTCTTGTTCAAGAGTTGGCGCTTTTACTGCGAGCGCAGATAGAGTTTTTACTTTTTCAGGAACAGCACCATACAACAGCAATAAAACTTTTTTTCAAATAGGTATAGCAAAAGACACATCAATTTTTGCAAATGAAACTGCAAGAAGATTATTTTATTTTACTTATACAGGTTCTACAACAGGAATAAAATATGAAGCAGGTGAATATCCAAACATAGTTATTAACTCAGGCTCGCATACTCCTGATTATGTCGCACCTTCACTTGGAACAAATACGGCAACTGCGGTAAAGTTTTACACTTTACATATAAAAGGCGGCGCTTTTGCCCCTGCTTCCGCAACTCCTTCTACTAATGACAGAGCAAAAGAATGGATAAGTCAAGGAACTGCGCAAACACAGTTTCAGGTTGATAGCGGCGTTAATACATTTAATGGGGGATATTCGGCATGGACTTTTCAAGCATTTACTGGTAGTTTTGTTTTGCCAACAAACGGAACTTCGACATATAATGGATGTCGTTTTACATGGCAAAAATGGATTATTGATTCAAGCGTAGCAGGTGTTGGGGGCAAAGCAAACATTGCGTCGGGTTCATCCGTTTTTTTAAACGATTTAACAGTAAATGTTGGCGCAGGAGTTAGCGGTTCAAATACACTTGGAGGAACTTTTCATATTACAAATAAACCAACAATTAGAGGAACTTGGGGTTTTTATCCTATTGCAGATGGCATTTATGTTTACAAAGGATTGCATACTTTAAATATTGCAGATGGGGGAACAGGTTTGCAGTCAGTTGCGGCAGGACTAATACCGTTTGGTAGCACAGCGTCGGCATTGAATACTTCTACCGAACTTTCTTTTGCAGACAATACTTTGCACGCAGACAAAGGAATTAAATTAACAGAAAATGCAGACCATCCAATTGCCGCCGCCGCAGGAACGGGCATTCTTTGGGTTAAAAATACAACACCAAGCACACTTATATTTACTAATGATGCAGGAACCGATACTACGCTTGGTTCAGGAGGTGGCTCAGGAGATATAACCGGAGTAACAATAACTACTGATAGCGGCGGTGGTTCAAAAGCCGAAGATACAGGAGGTTCTGCGGATTTTTCTATTTTAGGTTCTAATGGAGTTGGTGTAACAAACAGTGGAACTACAATTACAGCCGTTGCAGTTCCCGCAGAAATAGACCACGATTCTTTAAACAATTTTGTAGCGGCGGAGCATGTTGATTGGGCCGGTGCAAGCGCAGGAACAATACACGCAAGTAACCACGCCGACACTAATACTCAATTAAGTAATGCCGAAGTAAGGGCGGCTGTTGAAGCCGCAACTGATTCAAATGTATTTACTGATGACGACCACACTAAGTTAAACGCACTTGACCTTTTGGAGTTTGCCGAATACCGCATGGTTAATCACAACCCTTCAACATCCTCAAGCAATGACTTTAACAGCAACACAAGATGGGTTGCGGATTTAGCCGATACAAGTTTTTGGACTGCGGCCACCACAGCAAGCGACCATACAAGTATTGTTTTACACACTGACGGCTACCTTACTTTAGCCGCTAATGGTATTTACGATGTGTGGTTTTCGACTGATATTTTCGGACACGGAACAAGTGCCGCCAACATTGATTCTTTTATTGAAATATCAACAAACAATAGTGGCGACAGACGATATGCTACAACAAGAAAAGTTATTAGAATAAACGGTATTGAAGTAAAATACAATCACCAAACAACAGCAAAAATTAGAACCGGCGGTTCGGCAGTAAACATTTATTTTTCCGCTTATCTTAATGGGTGTGGTTTTTATCTCGCCGCATATAACGACTACCGAACATCAGTAAAAGTAATTAGATTAGGTGATGCGTGATGCCGACATTAAAAGAAAAATTAGAAACAAGATTCCCCGATGAAAATTGGTCGTTTATGGATGACGATACATGCTTCAATTACTTTAGGGGGCAATATCATTTAGGCCCGAATTGGCCTTCGGGATTGCCTGTTTGGAGTTCGGATGAAATCAAAGCGTTTTTGGAGAGTTAATTATGGTAAAAAGAAAAGGAAAAATAGTGTATCAACCTCCTGAGCGTTGTTATACAAACATAAACATTGAAGAGACACCGCATGGCTACCGTTTATACAGGGATGGCGATACGCAACATTTCATGGTTATTCCGCTATCTAAAGCAATAACTATTGAATACAAGGAAGGTAAAAATTATGAATGAAATTATAGTAGCAGGTTTAGCAGTTGGATTATTCGGAATAGGTTTTGCGCTTAAGCATTACAAAAAATTGCGCAATGCGTATGATTCCGCTATGGCAGACGGTAGTATTTCACTTGATGAAGCACTTGATTTAGTAGATGATGTTAAAGAAAGTATTGAAGAAGCAAAAAGCCTTCCTTCACTTTCAAAACTAAAGCGTATGCGCAAATCAGAAGTTATGAATCTTTGCGCAGAACATGGAATTGACGCAAAAGGAACAAAAGACGAGTTAATCGCAAAACTAAAAGAACAGGTGAAGTAAAATGACTTATTATTGTAGTGTTGCCGATGTTGGTTCTCGAATTGGTCTTGACTCTCAACAAAGAGTTCGAGCAGAAAGTAGAATTAACAGACATATTAGGCAATCTGCAATTTACATCGACCAAGAGTTTCTTGATTTTGGCAGAGCAGAACCGAGTAAATCAACTGCCGATACGACTTTAAACGGAGCAATAACGGCAGGTGCGACAACTATAACCGTAACAAGCGGAACTGATTTTAGTTCTGCGGGGAGTGGCAACATTGACGGAGACACATTTACATGGACTGGCAAATCAACCAACGATTTAACCGGCGTAACTGGCGTATCTTTCGACCACGCAAGCGGCGTAGCAGTGCAAGAAGGTGCTTATGCGCATATTCTGCGTGAAATCTGCGCAGACTTAGCCGCCGCAGGTTATCTTGAAGATGAAGGAACACATCAAACTGGCGCAGACGGAGGTTTGCGTGGAAAAACATTGCGTGATAGAGGGATTCACTGTCTTCAAAGGTTGGCTCATTTAGGAAGTGTTTGATTGCAAACTACTAATCGAAGAGGAACCTATATTGACTTTAAAATGTCAAGAAACGATAAAGGTTTGCGACAAGCAATTGACCTTATCGGAAAAGCAGGTGAACGACGATTAGATAATTTACTTGACCTTGCTTCTAAAAAAGCAGTTATTAAAGCAAAAAAAGACATCAAGGCTTTAGCAGGTGGACTCGCAGATGTTGTAGTTCCGCCTTCTCGCATATTTAGAGGTAGTTCAAAAAATATCCATACTAAAGTTTCTGATGCTTTGCAAGTAGAAAAAGTAAAAAAATTAGAACATAGAATACATACAGGTAAAGGTTTAAGAAATGCCGAAAAAGGTGTTTTAGGTTCAAGGGGAGGAAGACTTTCGCATATTGTTGCAAAAGGTATTGACCCTTTTAATTATGGCAATTTACCTATGGTTGTTCGCTCAAGCACTGGCTGGTATAAAGCAACAGGTCAGGGAGATTGGGTTTCAACAGGAATGAGAATGAGAGCGCAACACCCCGGATTTTACAAAACAATAGACTATATGGCTCAAATACAAAAACAAATAACTGATGATTTTTATGCAACTTCTAAATCAGTTATTTTTGGTGCGGCATTAGAAGCAGGATTTACTGTTGAAGCCGCAGGACAAGTAAGTGGTGCATCCCCAACAAGTATGATTGGAGGAATGGGTGCTATGTCGGCAAGGAGAGATTATTGATGGCTGTTTCAAAACAAAATGATTTTTGGACTGCAAGACTTAATGGGGGTAGCCCTGCTTCTCCTGTTGGCAGTTCAGAGTATAATACCGCTTGGACTCTTACCGGAGGCCACACAGACGACGGAGTGGCTAATACAGGGGGTTTTTGGAGAGTGTCTTCATCAAGTGGGGGTCAAACTTGGAAACAAACCGTTGCTAATGATGATAATTCCCTCTCCATAATTTGCGCTATCCATATTGAATCTGCGCCATCCAACGATGCAGTCCTTATGACTCTCGATAATGGGAGTCATAAAGTCGAAGTTAAAAGTGATGGGAGTTTGAATAAAGTGAAACTCGTTGGTGCTACTACCGTTGTAAGTAATGGGTTCGACTTCTCCATGATTGAAGACGACGCAGTTCCTATTATATTGAGATTGACTCTCGATAGTAGCGGTAATGCAAGACTCTACATTAGTGAAATTATTGAAGATGATGATGCAACACAGCATTACCTTGAGGTAACTGGCGCATCTTCTTCTGCGCAGGGTGCTTTCTTTGGCAATACAAGCGGAACCGTTGATTATTACTCCGTTTATTTTACTCCGCATGGCGCATACTCTCCTGATGAAATGGATATGTCCGACTTTATTTCACATAGTCTTTTACGCACAGGAATGAAAGTTGTTGAGATTTTACAAAATAGCAATAGACTTTACCTTAAATCATTTGTCAAATCCGGTAGTATTCGGTATGGATATGACCTTTCAAACAGCGCGCTAATTAACCGCTTCGCCGTTCCTTCTGTTCATGTGTTGATTCAAAAAGCAACCTCTCCCGACTTCTTGACATTAGCAGGTGCAAGAACAGACCAAAGGTATGAAGTATTGATTTTTATTACTACAAGAGGAACTAATTATGCAAACGCATATAGGCTTGGTGCGTCAATTCTTGGTGAAGTATTTGATGAGTTATACACTAAAACAGGTCTTGAAAGTGGCGTAGATAGTCTTGTTGGGTATGATGTAAAGTTTGATTCTAAACTTGATGACGACGAAACAATTTGCGTGCATAATTTATCTTTACAATATATGAAAAAGGTTCGCATGTTTATGCGCGAAGCATAAATATAAAGTTTTTAGTCAAAACATTCATAAGAGAGGCAACGCCTCAATTTAAATATGGCACAGCACACGCGCTATGTTTCGGCTAAAAAACAATCTAATTTTTTGACTCCGGCTACTTCTCACACCGCTATTGGTGAAGTAGAGTCGGAATCATTTCAACAATCATTTGATGTCTTAAAGCGAAACGACATTAACTACTACGGTTCTGCTAAAGCAATTCTAAGTAAAAAGATTTCAGAAGGCTCGTTTAGTATGCCTTTGCAACCCGACCACTTTACTCTTATGATGCTTCATGGCATTATGGGAACTGATGCTCAAGGTGCAAGCGCAAGTGCGGCTCGAACTTTTAACGAATTAACAATTTCCTCAACTGCCGAGTTGCCTGTTTTTACATTTCATGTTGGTCGAGATGACAAAGCACATATTTTTGACGGACAAGTAATTGAATCAATTAGTGTTTCATCGTCTATTGGTGAATACGCTATGATGAGCGTTAATACAGTTGGTCGAAAGCAGTCTTCTTCGACTACTACTCTCGCAACAGCAGTTCCGACTTACTTAGGAGATGCCGCACACTTTGCTAAAGCATTTGTAGATTTTGAAGGAACTGCTACAAACAGCAACTTTTCAAAATTGGTTCAAAGTATTGACTTTGAAATTAAAACAAACCGCGATATTGAAAACTCATATACTCTCGGTGATGAAACATGCGTAAGAACTCCCCCAAGCACACTAAGGGATATATCAGGAACTATTACTTTTTCTAAGGCTCTTTTAACAAGTGATGTAACTAATGCAGAACCTTTCTTTGATGAAATAATGGGTGCTACTCAAGCAAATGCTCAAGCAGTTCAAAATCCGGGTTCAGGAACTCCTGCTTTGTCTGTTTTGTTTGAAGTATCGGCAACAGACTTTATTCGATTTGACTTTTTCAAACTTCACTTTGAAATGCCGGAAACATCGGTATCGGGTCGAGACAGTCAAACAATGTCTATCGCATTTCACGCTCTTTATGATTTAGGGGATGCTAATAAAATGATGTCAATTAACTGTCGCTCATCAGATTCCGCCGCCCTTGCAGACTATGACGCTTGATGGGGGCTTCATAGATGTCTCACGAAATAACCGCCGCCGCAAAAATGACTACTTCGGTAGTTTATGGAACGCATTTAACGATTCATACGCAGATACAAACGGCTTTGCGTGCTTTGGCAAACGGAGACAAAATAGTAGATATTTCAGTAATAAGAAAACCTGTTGGAAACAACTATATGGGAATTATTACATTTGAAGACCAATGAGAGTGAAATTAAATGCAGAATAATAGTAGTATTTTGTATTTGAACGGTTCAATGAACCAAATAGTAAAAGAAAAGGATAGTGAAAAGAATGCCAGTATTGAAGAAAGAGATTGAATTAAGTGATGGAAAAAAGATTTGGGTTCGCCAAGCATCCGGTATGGAAAAATTGCGAATTGAAAATATACAAGCAAAGGTTTTTCGCAAATTGCGACACTTTGGCAATGACCCGACGGAATGGACTCCTGAGCAACATGAAGAGTTTGCTGTAATGCTCGATGAAGAAGGCGGCGGAATGACCGACCAAATTATGACATGGATTCCTACCTGCGTTATTGAACCAAAGGATTTTGATATTAACACCTTAACCTCATTAGAGATAAGAGATATTCTCGGATTTGTCCGAGGCGATACATTAGAGGGCGCTATCCCTTTGGACTAATCGGGAGGGTCGCGCCAACTTTGTTAAGCACTTTCAAAGGCATTCTTCCGAATCAACTTTTTGACCGTTATGATGACGAAAACGGTTATCAAAGAATGGAGTTTGACCTTCATGTTGCCGCAGAGATAGGAGAAAGAATTAAAGAGCAAACGGAAGAAGCCAATAGCAAGTCTAAGGCTAAATCCGCAGTTGCACGCAGAAATCAAAGACGACATCAAGCAGAAAAAATATCAAGCGAAAAAATGGGCGGCATAATGAACAATTGGGTTGAGGAATAGTTATGGCAAAAGCAGGTGCGGCAAGAGTCTTTTTCGATATTGTCGGAACTTTTCAAGCAAAAACTCTTCTTGGCGACACTCAAGCCGCATTAACTGTTCAACAAGCAATTCTTGGTGATGCGCTTTCAGGAATTAGTGATGCTTTTAATGATTCTGCCACGCAGATTATTGACGCAACTCAACTTGTCGTTGATGCGTTTTTTGAGTATGAGCAACAACTTATCCGTGTGCGCAAGTTTTATCAAGGTCAAGCCGGAGAAGTTGAAAGATTTGCGGAATCAACAGTTCAATTAGGTTTGGCTTTTGGTTTTAGTGGCGACCAAGCACTTGCGGCTTCTGCAAAAACTGCGCAATTGAAACAAGTTCTTGAGTCTCAAGAAGCAATTATTGAGGCTACAAGAGGCGGTCTTTTAATGGCCGCCGTTGGTGAAATGGAAACTGAAATGGGTATGAACCGTCTTATTCAACTTGCGCAACAAACAGGTTTTATGATGGGCGGTTTAACGGATGCGCAGTATGAGTTAATGACTGCGGAACAACAAGCCAATATAGTGCGTGGAAATACAATTCGAGTTCTCGACCAATTAAATACCGTTGAAAACTCTTCTGTTGCAATAATGGAGGATATTACTTTTGTTCTTAACCAATTTTCAAGTCAAGCGTCTATTGCCGGTGAATCTATTGGTGAAATGGCCGCAATGTCTGCTCTTTTGCTTGAGACTGGTGAAGAAGTAAGTCGTGCGGGAACAGGTTTGCGTATGATTTATCAACGCATAGGTAATGAAAATACAGAAGCAGTTAAAGTTTTAGATGACTTAATAGATGGCGTAGATGCTACCGGCATAACGCAAATGAAACTGACCGATATTATTAAAGAAATTGGCCCTGCTTATGATAGTATGACAGCAGAACAAAAACGAAACCTTGCTGTTGCAATCGCAGGTTCTCGCCACTATGTTAAGTTTCTTAAGTTAATGGAAAACCAACCTCGACTTATTGAGTTGCAAACTGCGGCTTATCACGGACAATACAGCGCACTTGAAGAGTTTGGTCTTAGGGCAGAAACCGCTTCATTTAGACAACAGCAATTAGAGGCTGTTGTAACAAACCTTCAAATTGAAATCGGTGATAAATTAACCGATTCATACCGCAAAGCCGCAGAAGGACAAGCAATTTTCCTGAAAGGTATTGACGCACTAATGGAAACTGATTTAGGCGGTAAAGCAATTGGAAACCTTGTTGCTCTTTCAGGACAATACAAAGCAATGATTCAACCATTAGCAGATGTTGGATTTAGTGTATTTAATTTAATGATTGCGTTTAAAACATTAGACGCAGTGCGCAAAGCATCTAATCCGCAGTTCTACGCAGAAGCGCAAGGTTATGCGGCAACAAGAGAAGAAATTAAGTTTTTAACGACTGCAAAACAAAATATGGCAATTACCGATAAACAAAACTTAGTTCACCTTCAAGGTTTGACTTATAGGAATCAGTTGTTTGGCAATGAAATCTATGAGGCTACTCTAAAACTCAACGCTCTTAATCAAGAATCCTTAGAAACAAAACTTACTATGGAGTCTGCGCAAGCAACAATGACTGCTATGGGTAAAAGTTTAGAATTAGGTGCAACTGCCGCAGGTAAAATGCGGAATGCCTTTAACATACTTACAGGACAAACAGTTATATTTAGTGAAGAAGGAATGAAGAAACTAAAAATAGATATTGAACTTCTTAATACTGAATTAGGAGAACTGACTTTAAAAACACAGGCGCAAGAAGCAGTTCAAAAAAGATTTATTGGACTAAACACAGGAGGCGCTTCTGCTGTTGCGCATTACAATGCTTTGCAGTCTCAGGGAACAAAGGGTATGATAGAAAGAGCAAAGGCTCAGGACACGCTCGCAATGACTCAAGAAAGAGAGATTGCGTATTTATCTCAAACTCTTACTTTAACAAATCCTCTTAATGAAGCAGAGTTGCAAATGGCAAGAACAAAAGTCGGACAATTGAACACTGAAATACAATTAGCAGGTATTAAAAAGTCCGAGGTTCAATCCAGTATTGCTAAATTAAGGTTAATAGACGAAGAAGACAAAGAACTCAACGAACTTTTGGTAACATATCAAAAAGAAGAAGAAGCGTTAATGAAAAAGAGAAACGCTATACAAATGGATATTCTTGCAAGCGAACAATCCAGTGCGGCTTTAAAGAAAAGAAACTTGCAAATCCGTAACGAGGCAATAGGTGTAAATGCAAGCACAGGTGCAATGATTAAATATAATTTTGCTATGGGTATGGCCGGAATAAGTGTTCAAGGCGTAACAAAGGCTATGATGCCACTATCTATGTTATTCATGTTGGTTGGCGACGGTGCTTCTCAAGCAGGTGTTATGGCAGTCATGTTGGCTACTATGGCTTTTCCTATGCTTATGGGTGCTATGACTGCATTAAATGTTGCTATGGCAGAGGGAGTATTCCTTCAAACTATTTTAACAGGAGGAATGAACCTTCTCATTGCGGCGGCTGTAATGGCCGGTGCTTACTTTGGCGGCAAGGCTTTGTTTGGAGGCAAAGACTTTTTGGCAGAAGAAATTGCGCAAATTGATTCTTTTAACACAGGCTTAATGAATACCGAAACAAACCTCGCATCTCTTTCTTCAAGAGAAGGTTCAATTTTAGAAGGCGTTATTGATGAAACTTATGCAGATATTATTGCAACAAATGGTGCGGCAGATGCTATCGCAAGACTTGATGTAGAACTGGCAGAATTAAATGAAAGTAAAAGTATGGCGGGTAGTAATGACGCTTTGGCAAATCAACTTAGTGCGGATATTGCGGCGGCAGAAGCCGCTAAAATAACCTTAGAAGAGTTACAAAAATCTCAAACTGAATTAGCGAGAACTTCTGCTGTATTAGCGGCAGGAGGGTTAGAAATGACAGAAGACCAAAGTATTACTTCAAGGGCAAGTTATTTTGGAAAACATTATAGAGGTGAAATAGTAACGACTAAAGAAAGACTTTCTTACACTAATTTGCAAGGCGAGTATATTCAAGAAGAGTTCGATACTATTAAGCAAAGAGATGCAAGAAAACTTGAACTTCAAGAAGAGTATAATATAACTGCTCTTATGCAACATGAAGATTACTTAAACGCACTTCTTAGCACTACTCTTGCTAATAATGAAGAAATAATTGACGCAGAAAAAGCGGCTAATGAAGAGATTTTAGGCGACGCATTTCAATTTGCCAATGCCCGTGAAGAGTTGTTTTTCGGACAGCGACAAAACTTTACAGGAACACTTATGAAACAAGTATCGCAAGGAGGTATTGAAAACCTTTTGCATAAAACTGAAATTGTTCAAACAAACATTTTCAATGGAATGACTTTGCCTGAAATGGTTACTCAGGTGTCGGAGGGAGTATTAGCAGAGTGGAGAGCGACAGGTGGAATATCGTGAAGTCAATAGGGTTAAAACAGACATTTTGGCTTTCAGGTTATTACGACGACTTTAACGGTGCAAGAGCAATTGCAGACGATTTAAACGACGCTACAATACGCACACACGACCACGAAAACTCTCATCATGGTTCAATTTTTGGCGGAACTAATATACTAAATCCACGCTATGCGTATTCTTACATTGACCGTCTGCGCAGTGGGCATTATGCTTCGGGCGACCCTGTGCGTGCAGAAAGTGATGTTGATGAAGGACTTAATACATTTATTACTAATAACGCAAATAAACTTACAATAAATAGAGGAATCCATGAATGGCTAACTATTGACCCGTCAATTGGTTCTGATTATGAACATAGGTCAAATCTACAACATCCTTCTTCTTTATCGGCAAACAGAGTTCGATTTAATGGTGCGAGTGGTTCTTCATACCTTAACTTTACAAACGGACATGATACAAGCGGCTCTTATTTTGCGCCAATGGGTGTTATGGATTTAACATTTGGCGCAGACAGTTATATTCCTGCGGATTCTTCATGGTTTCCTGCCGCAAAAATGCCACTTGCAGGAGGTTATGCTCGCATAGGACAACAAGACGATTCTCAGTGGGCTTTAAGCGCAATAAAAAGAACTCATTTTGCAAGTGTTTATACCGGCGAAGGGCCGCAAACAGCAATGGATATTACAGAATCAAGACCTGATAATTATTTGCATGACATTACTTCGCCAAGTGAAATGCCATTTTTAATAAATAACATTTATTCTCAAGCATCAAGCGGCACTGAAAGACTAATTAGTTATGATGGGCCTTTGCGTTTGCGTGGTTTAGGTGAAGTTTTTCACATAAGGATGGCTTCACATCGAATTATGGATGGTGTGCCAATGACTTATTCTTTAAAAATTGGCTACAAATCAAGTGCAACTTTTACTAAATCGACAGGCGAGTGGAGTGATACAACGCCTTTAGCAACAGTGGCAATTGACCTTGCAACGCTAATGAGTTATAGTTCCGGTGTTTTTAGAAAGTGGGATGATGGCGAAAGTAGCGCACGAATATACAATGCAGATGAAATATGGGCGGATATTTATGTTGTTTTCGACCATGCTGGCGGCACATGGAAAGCGTATTTAAACGATAGCACAACTCATTTTACTAATGGTTCTATTGCGGCAACTGGCAACTCTTTAACAACAAGTAAAGGTTGGTCTTTAGATGCAGTTTGGGCTAATCTTAACAGTAAAACACATCTTTGCACGAACACTTTAATTGATAGAGTCGGAGTTATTTTGCCGTTAAATTATAACATCGGTAACACAGTAGCAAAACCCGAAGTTGGTAAGTTTGCTTTCAAATATGGAACAAATAATGTTTCAACCCTTAATCTATCTATTTATGACGATTCAAACGAATATGCTCTTGCGGCCCTTACAACAGGCGTAGGCGCAACAGAATGGCGTTTATTAGCATTCCGTGATGAAGAAGAACGCCCTATTTGGTCGGGAGTTGTTGAGTCTTTAAACCATAAACAAAATAAACATCAACAAACCCTCGAAACAATAATTACTGCTCGCGATTCATCGGCAATTCTCAATAGAGTGTTGCCTTTATGGGAAACAGGGGGTAGTGCAACTTTTTCTTTGAATGAGCATATTTCAATGTCTTCTACTTCTTCTCAAGTTAATTTTGACACACTTTCTCTTTTGACAAAAATGAATATGGGCGCAAGTTCTCTTACTGTTGGCAATAGTGATTTAGGACATAATTTTTACAATGTAGTAAATAGCGTTAAGTTTCAAAAGGATAGTAGTGCAAGAACTCATCTAAACTCAGGTTCGGCTATTCAAATGTATATGGGTGAAGACGAAGATGGCCCTAATTTTCCTGATAAGGAGTGGGCGGGTTTTGGTTTTGATAATGATACTTACAGTCTTTCTGAAATTATTGCAGTGCAACATAAAGTAGATGGCACAGCAAATACTCGCAGTTTTTATGTTGAATGGGAGGAAGCAACAGACCCAACATTTGCATCAAGCGGAGTTTCTCAATACGCAACAGTGTTAAGCACATACAAAGGTTTAGCCGCAGGTGATACAATTACTGTTAAGGGAACAGGTTATGATGGAGATTATGCTATTGCTACAAATGGTCTTATTGCGCATAAAAGAAGGTATAATTCTGCGGGAAACGGCTCTATTGATGTTAATACTTATTTATGTGAAATTAGATGTGATTTTACTGGCGCAGATGAAACAACAGATAGATTGTTTGAAGTAGATAAATGGACTTGTAAATCTATTCATTATCGCTCAAAACTGGATGAAACTACTAATCGAAGTGTAGTAAAAAGTGTTATGTTTGAATTGCGAACAAGAGCATCTCATAGTCTTGCTATTGGTGATGTATTTATTTTGCCTTCGGGAATAGGCACTACTGGTTCTTCTTTTTTAAAGGCATCACCACTAAAGGTTGTTGCCGTTCCCTCTGCTACTACTGTTCATGTTGAACTTGAAAGTTGGCCTTCTGCGCTTGCTGTTTCTGATACCGCAACAGTAACAAGCAACTATGGTATGGCTTATAATTTAACAAAAATAAACAGTGATGACTCAAAACGATACCCGCTTGTAAAACCCGTTTTATTTGAAGGCGCACTTTTAACAGACGCAGAACATCAAGCAGTAAAGAATAGAAACATCCACGCAAGAATTATGAGAGATTTGCCTTTATCTCCTTTCTTTAAGGCGCAGTTTGGCATAATTGACGCAATACCGTTATGGAGGGCTGGTGCAGGTTCAAATCTAAATACGCCAAAGTCTGCGCAGTATATTGCTACTCATGGCGCAGGGTCATATAATTCAAACGGAACAGTAACAGGTTGGGATGGTTTGCACGCAGATATTGCGCAGGGTGCTACTTCAATTGTTATTGATGAACCCGCAATTTTGCATTTGTTTAATTACCATGATATGCGACATGGCATTCTTGAATTAGTTGATATTGAAACAAATGACTCACAGCATGTTATTTTTAGTGGTGTTTCAGGAACTTTAACAGAAGCCGCTACCTCATGGGATTTATCGGATGAAGAGTTTACATCAGGTTCAGGAACTTGGACTGTTGGGAACATTGTTATCCATGAAGGTTTTTCAGATAATTTGTTAAACGGCTTGTTTCAAATAACTGCGGCGGCAGGTAGCGGTGTTTACAAAGCATCAAAAATATCCTTTGAGGCAGGTGTAAATGAGTTTGCTTATATGAACGCAAGAAATCTAAATGCTTCTTCTTGGAATTACGGCACTGCTCGTCATTATTCAGACCCCGATGGCGTTAAAGTCCGTTTAACTGAACCTCATATTACCGAAAGAAGAACAGCAAACTCTAATGCAACTTTTGAACCCGTCGATGATACAGGAACAATAAAGTATCTTAATTCTGCGCAAATTACATTAACGGGGGTTAAAGGTGTTAAAAGAAAATGGCAAGCCGATAAAACAATTTACAGTCTGCGCAATAATTCAAGTGATTCTTACAAGCATTTGTATGTTCTTTGGGCAGACATGCGCAACGACGGAACAGCAGACGCAGATGGCGGTTTCCGCAAAAACGATTTTGGTTTGTTGTTGCCAACCTCTGATAACTATAAAGTTCAATTAACTGTTGCAGACCAATTTAATGAAGGCGGCGAGCCTGATGTTTATACAGAATTAAAAATTGGCGAAGACATTGATATTTGGAAGTTTGACGCAGAATCCGAACCTTACACGGGCAATGCTTGGTGCAGTTTAGCCGGTGGTTCAAATGACGAACCTCTTGATACTCGCTACGCTAATTGGGATGAAACAGCAGGTGCGTTTGTAATAATTGACGCATCTCGATATTACAACCTAAATACAGCCGCAACAGGTGGTCGGAGTGGGTATTCTTCGGGAGGTCAAGTTGATTTTGGCGACTATACCTTAGCAGTAGCAGGAACTCCATACTTAACTGATTCTTATTGGAAAAATGCTGTTTTGTCGTTTAAAAATAACGATGATGCAACTTTTATCAAGCATAAAAATCAAAAGTATATGATTAACGACTTTTCTTTCTTAAATCAAGACATAGCACTTTCAGACACGACAATTTTTGTAGATGATGTTTCGCAATTTGATACAGCAGGATATGGTGCAATTGTTTGTAGAAAGGGCGATAGTAGAAGTGCGGAGGATTTAATTTATTATTATTCATGGACTGGCAAAGGCGTGGATGCAACAAAGGGTGATAAATTAACAGGCGTGTATATTACTTCATATCCTAATGGAAACCTTATCGGGCCTAAATCCCTTGAAGTTTTGTTAAAAGCCGATGTCGCAGGTGGCGCAACAGGTTCAAACGCAGTTATTGATTTAGTCGGCACAGACGGCGCAGGTGTTTTTAAAAGTGCAATTGTTTACAATACTACTGCCGCATTATTTTCTTTGCGCTTAATGACAAATCTACAAGGGTATATTCCTTCTGCAAACTCAGGAACATTTTTTGCGCACGATAAACTGCGCACTATTTTTAATCTTTTAACTGCCGATACTTGGGCTAAAAACAGCGCACTACCTTTAATGTATAATTTTGGTGGAGTTCCTAATACAAAAAACATGACTATAACTCAATTAGCGGCTTCGGGTAGCGATACTGATTCATTCGGTTCAATAATTGACGCAAAAGCAACTACCGTTCTTAACCTTTTAAACCAAATGAGCGATAAAGAAGGTTCAGGTATTGGCGGTAATACAAAAACATTTACATGGAGCGTAAATCGAGACAACATGCTTACCTTTAGGCCATCCTATGCTTCGGGTCATACCCTTACCCGCAGTAATATGTTAATGAGTTCTCTTAACACGCAGATTGGCTCTCAGGCAACAAACATTAGAGTATTTTACAACGGTAATACAAACTACGCAGACTATCCCGAAGCCGTTTCAGGCGAAGTAACTCGATGGCGTATTTTGCAACAACCAAAGATTTTTTCTGCCGATGAAGCGTTATCTATTGCTAAACAAGAATATGCGCGTGAAAATACCGCAAGAGTTTCTATTACTGCGCAGATGGTAAGGGCGGCTGGCGAAAGCGATATTATGCTTTACGGCGCAAGGTATGGGTATGTTCAAGATGTTTTCCGTCAAGGAACTAAAGCGCATATTGATTCAAATGCTTCTTGGTGCAACATATGGGGCGGTTCTCCGTTTTCAGGCATTCAGTCTGCACTTGAAAGTGCGCAAACAACTTTTAACAAACCTGCGGAAAATAGTAGAAACCTCGGCAAGTTTCACAGCGCAATACTCCAAACAGATACTTTGCAAAGCAAAGGCGTAGAACCGAGAGTTAGGGGGCCGGTTTCAGTTGGAGTTGATGTCTCAACTGGTAGTTCGCTTTTAAATATAGTCGAATCGGGTAGTGCGCCAAATAGAGTTCACACTGCTAAGTTTGCGCAAAATGGTGGTAGTCCGGTGTATGGTGCAACTAAAGCACTTGCCGATGGTTGGAACTTTTTAGAACCGAACACAGGTAGCACTCAATTAAGTATATATTGTCAATCAGGATTAGGCAGTAGAACAGGAACCGCCGGAACTTATACAATGAACTTTGCAGAAGGAATAGAAAGAGGCTATAACTCTGCTTATTCATGGCATGGTTCAAACAGTCTTTCTTACGCACTAAACATTATTCATGTTGATAAAGGAACTAATTTAGTAAGCGCAACAACAACAAATAAATTAAGATTAGCAATTACAATTGACAGTGGTTCTACCGCAGATAATGTAGTGTTTAGGGTTTGGCTTCTTGATTATACTTTTGATGAAGCGCCGGATGCCGGAAACAAACCTCCGCAAAATGACATTAGTTCGCTTTCAGGTAGCAGTAGTGTTCTTGTTAATGGCAATGGTTATTATCCAATTACTATTCCTTCTTCTTATCAAGGAGATACAAGCAAAAAACTTTTTGTTTCTGTAAATGTAGAGTATTTGCGTGCATTAGTGCGCAAAATAATAACAGGTTCTACAATAAATGCGCATAACATTGACGGCCTATCTACATATTCTTCATTTAACCTTGCTTCACCATTCCCTCTCGGCGTGCGCCAACATCCGGTATTCGGCCATATGGGTAATGAAAGAGCCTCATACTATGCGCCACGCGTAGCAATAGTAAAAGACATAAATTATTTGCCATCAACCACGCTCACATTTACAGATACGCATATTGATTTAGAAACCCAAACTCTTTCAATAAACTCTGTTGGTTGGAGTAAGGATGAACAACAAGTTGAGAAAGTAATTTTAGGTCTTGAGAGAACAGAGAGGCACTTTGCGTATTCTCTTGCGCAGGTCATCAGTGGCGGCGCAAACAATCCGGCCAAACCCGAATCAGGCCCACCTGCCTCACCCGACCCCTCACCCGCAATCCCTCCATCTTCGGGCGGTGGAGATGCTGTCAATCCCCGACCTGCTCTACCTCCCCCAACAGTCGGAGGTGGTTCAAGTCAAACAAACAACAATCAAGGTTATGATGTCAATATGATGTCTAATGCGGCTTTGCGTGTAATCAAGGGTCGAGCATCCTTTTCCTCCGACACGCACGCTTCTGCGGGTTCTTGGGGTATCATAGGGCAAAAGAAGCCGTCTGTCGCACTGTCTTCTGATAGAGATATAGACGGGATAGATAGCATCCTTTCTACGGGTGAAGGGGTTGCTATGAAGACAAATGAAGGTTTTGTTCTCGCTGGCATCACAGACTCGGAATCAGGCGAACAAGGAGAGATACATACTCACTCTATGACTGTCCGAGTTCCGAATGACATAAGCACAGGTATTGTCGGTCTTGAAGGTGCTTTAACACTCGATACTATTAGCAGTGGTGGTTCTGCGCTTATCACTACTACAATAACTTGTAAAGAAACTGGGCAAAGCATCTCTCAAAACACTACCGTTGCTATGGGAACATCGAGAGAATCAACAACACTACTGACTACGCAAAACCTCGACGGCGCAGAAACAGCAGGTAATACTTTGGTTATTGAAATATCTCGTTCACCGGCCCGTAGTGGCGATTCTGCGCCTTATCAATCGCTTGTAATCCATAACACATCGGTTAAAATGCGCAGAAACAGTATTCATTCAAATGCGCAGTCTGATAACTTTAAGCCTTATTGATAAAGTGGACTTGAGAGGATTTGAACCTCCGACCTCCCTCAACCAAAGAGGGTGTGCTTCCTCTACACTACAAGCCCTTAACTGAATTGGGCGAGTGGCACATCGCCGGAGGGGAGAAACGAAGACCGAAAACAGAAAGTCCATTGCCGCGAGTGCCACCCGCAAATTACCCTGTATCAAACGCTCTATTAAACCCATCGTTTCGATAGTTGTTTTATTCTGCGTGCTGTTGTCCGACCAACGCCCTTAATTTTCATCAGGTCTTTTTGCTTTACTTTACTTTTGAGTATGTTTTGCAGACATCCGTATTGGTCGAGAAGTTGGGTTGCGATTGTCTCCGATATTCCCTGAACACCCATCAGAGCAAGTAGTCGGGGGTCGCTTGGCTTTTCTTTGGGCGCAGGAGTCAATGCTTTGCGCATAGAGCAATTCATATTCAGTATCGCGAGCCATTCGACAAACTCTGCCATATCGCTAAACTCGATAAGCCGCACTTTAGGAAACTGCGAGTAAAGAGTCATTTTGAAAGACTTGATAATTCTTTGTTGGCGCAGAATCTCTTTAGCAACCTCCTGACGAGTTGCTTTGCGCCCTTTGAAATATGGCTTTAGAGTAGTATTGTAAACTGCGAGAACGGGAATCTCGACCGCTTCGCATAATTCTGAAAGTTGATGTTTGATAGTGCGCCCGTTGCGCCCGATGCCGAGAATGCTACGGTAAAGGTCGTTAATCTCCTTTGCTTCGATGCCGTATTCATTGATTATGTAATCTGCGGTAGCCAGTCTCTTAACGACGCATTGCCCCTTCGGGTCGGTCTTTCTGTCGCCAACTTTGACATACAGCCGATGCAGAAGTTTCTCATTCTCCCTGTCGTCTGCGTATATCACGATGACTCGGTTTTCACGCCTCTATTTAAATGACGATTCAATAAAGAGGGTTTCCGGCCATTGGTTGCCTCAAAGCCCAACGCAGACTCTTGATAACTCCACGCAAAGCGTTATAATTGCGTATCGCTCTGCGCATCTCCGAATCATCGGCCCATGTCTTATCAGTCAATACTTGAAGCCACCTGTCTCTCAACTTTGACGCTTCTTTTAGCATCGTTATTATCTCTTCTTCACTGCGCACAGAACCAACACCCTTCACCATTACATAGATTATGTTTAGCATACCATAGTGGACTCGGTGCATGTTCATATTTGCGCACTGCGCCAAGAACATATTTGCGGGTAATCCCCTCTCGATAGTCCAACCAACCCAAGCCCTCTATGAAAGAGCATATGCTGTCTGTTATTTCATAATTTTCTTCATCGGATAGTTGAGTTGGTTTTGCGTAGAACGCCAATTGTCTGCGCATCTCCTGAACCAGTGCCACCCGAACATGGTGTGGAGGATTAGAAACTCTAATCGCTCTGTCGAGGCAGGTCGGTAGTGCGCACTCGCCAGTGTTTGCGCCGACTGAAACGGTAGTGATACTCGATTCATATGTTCTTTTCCTTGAGGGAATTGGATTCTCATGCGCCCATTTAACCAAATCGAAGCAATCATTTTCCTGAATAATACCTTTGAACGGGTCTATACTGTCATATTCCGGTAAAGGTCTTTCCGGTATTCGGTAATTGAACGGGTCTTTCGCAAAATCCTGCGCAGGAATAGTAACTGCCCACTTCCTTCTCTTTGGATTGTATGTTCCTGAAACCCTTGTCATTTTTTCAGGGTAGCCGACTCCATCAAGACTTGATAGGCCGTCTGCCATAGCGCGCTCATACCTGTCGAGGTGAATAGCCCATTCTCGGCCTCTTACGGGGCGTTTGAAGCATTGGTGGATATGAAACCCCCTGCCGGTCGCAACGAGCCTCACATCCCCCTCTAAACGCTGTATTAGGGCCGCTACATCATGCTTGACATCATCCATAGTGAAATCGTCGTTCATATCAAAATCCCACCATGCTCTATCCATGACGGCGGAATCATACTCTCCGAAAGTATCGAAAGAATAGAGGGATGTGTAGATTGAGGTTTTACCGTTCAACCTTTTAATGTAGTTTGCAAAATCACTTCTGCTTCTGCAAATAGACCTCTTAAGCCCTATCTGTCGAGGGAACTCCAACATATTTTAAGCGAAGTGTTCAGTCCTTAAGAACCTGCCGATGCCCACATACCTTACATGAAGCATACCTTCGGTTGCCTGTTTCGACATCACCTGTTATCAACATCATGGGCGCACCCGCTTCACTGTTCAAAGTCATTTCACCGTCGCATTCTGCGCAAATTATCATTCTATTTTCCTCCTGCAATATATGCAATATCCTTCATCAATGTCTGAAACTTCAAGTCCTTCGCCGCAACCAAAACAAATTATCATTCACTCATCCCAACTTGTTTAAGAAGTTATTAAAATCGTCTTTCTCATCAGAATATCGCTTATCGAAAATACTTAGTATATGCTCTATTGCGTCTTTCGGTTGCATCATTTTGGCAACGATGTATATTTCTGCGCAAACGCTTTCGACTTCGATTAAAGCACGCTCATACTCTTTTTCATTCATCAGAGCGCACCACCAATTCATACTTCACATTAGCCTCACATTCTGCGCAACTTAAGAATATAACCCTCCCTTCATACTCGATGTCATAACCGTATTCTTCGGGAGTAAACTCATTTTGCCAAATAAGTTCACCCCCGCAGATAAAACAAAGGTTGCGGTTCTGAACCTTTTCCTTCATCCAAACCCATTCGGGCTTCATTCTTCTTCACCCGTCAAATCGAAAATAACCTTTTCTGCGGCGCAGAGTTTGCAGTGGACTTTACCCTCAAACTGCGGGTTATGGGCTAAAGGTTTACAGCACTTCACCATTCTTCAACCAACCCTGTTAATTCAGATTCGCATTGTTGCGCAAAGTCGCACCACTGAGGGCAGAAGTAATCAGACCATTTCATAGGTTTGTCATGCGCTTTTAGTCCTTCTATCGCTTTGTCTAATGCTTTGTAGAAAGCAGTCATAGAGCGAGTATTGACCTTCTCAACGACGAGTATTCCCTTTTCTTCACCGAGCATTACCTGTCTTTTCTTATCATTCACCATTTTCATAACAAAGTCGAGATTGTCTGCGTCGGGCGCAAGGTATGCGAAGTGCGTGATTGGTCGAGTTTCACCCATTAGGCGCAGAACATGCGTGTAATAGCATAACTCTCTGCGTGTGCGTGAAAGTTTATTGGCGTTCATGTTTCCGGTCTTTAACTCATAGATACATAGTCCACCGTCAGGATGAACCAATACTGCGTCAATCAATCCGACAAGCACTACATCTCGCTCTGCGTCATATACTGCTCGGTATTCTTCATACTCCACTGGCATAAAGTTCTCGATTCCCCATTCCTTAATGCGCTGTTCTTCAAGCGCAACTAATTCTTCTACGCCACTTTCATGCCGTTCTGCGGGGATGAGTGGGCCGAGAGTAGATTGACCCTCCCAATTATCATAAATCAATTCAAGGTCTGTGTGAATCCGAGTTCCTCTCTCCATTTCAGGAGTAGCGGGTGTGCGCAAATCCTTGAGGACAACCTTCTGCATCCAAAATTGACGAGGGCATTTTGAATATGTCATAAAAGAAGACTTACTCAACTTTAGTATTTTTCCCTCTTCTGTGGGGTCATAACTTGAGTTGGATTTCAATTCTTCAATTGACATTTTCGACGGGTCTTTCATAAAAACCCCTCATTCTTCTTCTTCGTCGTTTAGTGGTTCTTGGCACGCAGGGCAATGGGTTGCTAATTCGATGTCGTCAAACTTCGGAGTCTGAATAGCGAACCCGCATGATTTGCATGTTTCTTTATGCAACAAATCCATTTTTTCAAGTAGCCGAATCAAAACCATATTGCATTTATCAACCTCTGCGAAAATAACTCTCAACATTTGGTTGATAGTTCCTAATTCAGTTTCGACCTGTTCGATTCTCGCTTCTGCCTCTTTCATAGTCAATTTGCGCTTTTCTGCCATAAACAACCCTTCTCTCTTAGTCCATATAAACCCAATGTCTAAATCCAATCTATTTTACTAATACCGTTGAGAGCATTCTCTAAGCGTATAATATCCCAACCCATAACTGAGTAATACGGTTTGACCTTATCAACGATGAATCTTTCTGCCAAATGACGGTAGCCAATCTGCGCAATACCTTCAACTTCGGTTGGGTCATCGAAGGCAATGTATTCACCATTCTCGTTTAGCGTGGTTAAAAAGTAATCATCCTTTCGGTAGCCTTTGCCTAAGTGTGTGTTCGCCCACTGCGCACCTGCTCTCGCTTCACCCAACACTCTGTATTCGCTTAGATTTTTATTCAACTTTGCTTTGATGCAAAGTTCATCTACGGGGATAACTCCATCGACTATGTTTGAAACTAAGGAGTCCAGTGAAGAGGTTATCTGCGCACTGTCTTCATCGAGCAGTATTCCTTCTATCACGGTCTTTAGCGCATTTTTCATACACTTTGGTAGTCTGCCCTGTTTCATTTCAATGCCCTTGACATAAATCTGCGCAGGGTGGGCTTCGCCCTCAGTCCATGAAACACTTGCGGCGTAACGATTCTTTGCCATAATCAGGAATGAGTCGCACCATTTTTCAAACTCAGTCTCGATGGGGTGCATACGCTCATTGACTATGCGCAGAAACTCCAATCCTTTTTCGGGGCTTTCGATGTCGCACATTATGCTGTCGGTGTGTCCGTATCGGACTTTGCACCCTAATTCATTGGCAATACTGCGCAATTCAAAAAGTGTCTGTCGGGATGTGAAAGTGATAGCGGCGGCAATATCAGGGTGATAAAACCCGCACTTTGAGTCTCCGGCGACGCCATACATGGATGCAACGAGAGACTTAGTGGCGTATTGCAGTGCGTCATACATTTTGCGCTCATTTTCTGTTTCCGCAGACTTCATCAACGCTTTGTATCTGTTGCGTAGAACAGTCATTTTATCCATCTGTCTGCCGAGCAAACCATTGCTCTGCGCAAACTTGACCCCATTCCCGCAATCTACGCCTTCGCCATCAAGTGTAGTCCAACAAATGTTATGCTTCTTGATATTTGAATGATACATGGCCTTAATATCCATAATTCCTATGTTTTTATACACTCCGGCCTCCGGCACTTGAATATCTGCGCCCTGATAATCAACCTTTTCAAACTGAGGCTTGCTCGGTATTTTCTCTTTAAACTCTTCATCACGCAGGGCGAGAACGGGGAATACCTTCGTTATGTATGGCGTGGTGCGTATGTCGCACTGCGCAATATGTTGAATAGCGGTGAAATAACCAAGTGCGCCAACCAGTGAGTCTAAGCGGGGTAACAACCGCACATCCTGTCTTGCGTAGTCGAGGTATGTTCCGATGTCGCTAAAGTAAGTGTCATGGCCGTCTGCCAACTCGACCTTTGTTTCTTTGAGACAATGCTCTGAAACTGCGCCTAAGCCCATCGAAGGCAATTGCCCGTTTTTCAAAGCCCATAACTGCTTAAAAGAAATCATCAGGTCTATGGTGTTATACCCTGCGATTGGTTGCGCCCACTCCCCGAAGTCATAACGCACTTTGCGCAGAGGGGATAATGTGCGTATGTCAAGACCCGTTGCCTTGAATCGCTTGAACAGTTGTTGGCAGTCTGCATTGACTACATTCCACCCCGTCAGTATATCAGGGTCGCATCTACGCATAAGTCGGGCAAAGTCCTGCAACATCTCTTTTTCGCTGTTGAAGCACTTGAAATCTCTTTTTCCCGACCATATGTGTGAGTGTCCTTCGGGGTGGTTTGCGCAGGGCATCATGTCATAATACCCCGCCTCATAATCGGGGTGCGTGAATAAAACATACTCCCCATCTACTGAATCCTGAATGACTATGATGGTGATTTGTCCTGAATCCATCATCCACTCCATATCGAAGAACCATGTCCGGTGTTCATACATAGGGATATTGACATTGCGTTCAACGAGAACTCTGTTGGTGTGTGCAATGTTTGACTCCCATGTGCGCACTTTCTTTGCGGCACTGCGCAAATCCTCCGTATTCTCAAACTCTACTTTGCGCAAACTTTCTCCGTAAAGTCCAGTTTCTTGTTTTGAAGGGAGGATGGCAAAAGGTTGTTGTAATTTACCTATGCTTGACTCTTCGATGAAACAGAAGGGTTTGCATCCGTATGTAGCAGTCTGCCTTTTACCGTCTGCATCCCTGTATCGGATATTGACATCATTTTTATTCATCCTCTCGATAATCAAAATAAATCAACCCTTTCTTCATGTTTTCTGCGCACTTCTTCATGTCGCTCAACTTCTTCTGAAATATGTGATAATCGCTTCTGCGCAATCTCAAAGTATTGGGAGTCTCTCTCCACTCCTATAAATGAAAAGTCTTCCGCCAACGCCGCTATTCCTGTTGTTCCTGAACCCATGAACGGGTCAAGAACAATACCGTTTGGCGGCGTAACAAGTCGGCAAAGGTATTTCATCAGAGCGACGGGCTTTACCGTTGGGTGTATGTTGTTTTCAAGTCCTGCGCTTCGCTCGGCTTTGCTCGCTTTGGCGCAGTAAAAGAATCGGGCGGCGGAACCGCTATCGTCGAAACCCCGTTCTGTTGCCAACCCCTTTATTTTCCCATGCGTTAAACCGTTGCTTGTATTTGTTTTTTTGGAAGGGGGTCTTTTGGTGCTTTTGTTTGAGGGGAATAGATTCACTACTTCATCCGAGCCATCGTGAATGAAATTAGCAGGGAACCTGCCTTCTTTGACATTGACTGTTTCTTCTGTTTCGTATTTACCCTCCCCATGCCTAAAATCATTCCACCTGTTCATCCCCGAAAATTGAGTATTTGTAAAATCTCCGACTCGGCAACCATCAATGTTCAAGCCACCTGTGCCATGTTCAAGCACATTCTCAACGATAGTGCCGATGAGGGGCTTACGGGCGACGACAATAGGCTCATGGGCCGGTTTGAGGGCTGAACCCCAACCATCCCATTGTTTTGCTTCGGGCGTAACAGGGGCGATGATAGGTGATTTTTGCCTCTTATCCCACTTTTCTTGGTATTTTCCACCACCACTATGAGAAAAATTGACGCCATTATCCCATTTGTTATACCCTATAATTTCCCGTTCTGCACCTGCGGTTTTGTCTATCGCCTTGCTAATGTTATGCGACTTCGGGAAACCCGAACCATACACCCACATAATCATATCCCTCACTTCAAACCCTGCGTCTTCAATGTTCACCGCCATACGGTGATAAGTGCGAGAACCCGCAAATGAGAGAAGGTGTCCTCCATGCTTCAAGACTCTCAAAGCCTCTCTCCAAATCTCAACAGAAGGAACATCATAATCCCACTTTTTACCCATGAAGGATAATCCGTATGGTGGGTCGGTAACGATTGAATCAACAGAATTACTTTTCATGTCTTTCAAAGCATCTAAACAATCTGCGAGTATAATTTTCTTCAAGAATTAAGCCTCCATATGTTTCTTTGTTCGATGCTCATATAAACCTGCCGAGGCATAATGTCCTCGACTTGAGAATAAGAATCTATTCTGTGATAGCCTAAACCTGAAACGACCCTTTCTAATTGAGCCATACCGACTCCTTCAATCGGATTCAGTATAGTAATTTTGTCGAGGTCTTTCATGTGCGGCGCAGAATTGCGCTCACTCAAAAGAAACGAGTGTAAACCTTTACTGCGCCATTCACTGCGCACATAGGTATTGCCGACAAACGCAAACTTTCTTTTGCCGTCATAATGCGTCGTCAAAGAAGCAGTATATGCAATAGGTTCTTGATTGGCCCAAAGAAGCCAATAGACCATGTTATCGAAAAAATCAGGATAGCCCTTTTCAGAAGCGAGGGGTAAATCTGAACCCCAAATCGTTTCTAAGTCTTCATGTGTCAATATGTAATCGACAAATAAGGGCTTTGCGCACATTCAAACCACTTTCTTGCGGCGACCGCGACTGCGTGTTTCTATTGCGTGCGTCTGCAACCAGTGTTGGATTGTCATAGGAGATACTCTACATTCTTTGGCTATGCTCGCCATACTGCGACCCATTGTTCCGTAGTTCAGTCCGAGCCAGTCGGCATCTCTGTATCTCTCATCTCTTTCTGCGGGAGTTAATTCTGCGTCAATGCGCATAATCGCCCCGCACCCATTGTAGTTACAGGAAACCTGAGCGCCGCTACCTTTTTCTCCCAATTCAATGTTAATCATATTTTCGCAATTTAAGCATTTAAAGTTTATTTTCATTTTATCTCATCCTTATGTATGTTACTCGACCGCCGACCAATTTAGGCTCTCGGTGGACTACGCCCCACTTTTTGAATAGGCGCAGAATAGCACCCACGCTGTCGTTTGTCAAAGACATTTTATCGCAAATGTATTTGCGCGCCCTCTGATTTAGTTTTTCTGCGCTAAATTGTTCACCTATTTCAAACTCATAAATGATTGTAGCCATCAAACCTATTTTTCTGCCGAGTTTGCGCATAGACATTACTTCGCCCATTTGACTGAGAACATACTCAGTCTCCGTTATTGTCAGGTTTTTGAAATGCGAGTTATGTAAATTATGCAACCACTTTACAGATTTTGTAGAGTAGATAGTCGAGAGGTCTATTAAAGCCATCAAACAACCTCTCTTTGAAACAACGCAAAGTCTGCGCAGACTAATGACAAAGCAATTCCTGCGCCGTATTGGGTGAAGTCAAATAGCCTTAGTCGAGCAGTCTTTGATTTACTACTGCGCAATACATGCTCTAAACCACCCGATACCGTCGTTTCAACATCCTTTTTAGAGGCATGAAACTTGGTTGATAAAGAGGATGTGGTTTGGCCCTTGAGTTCTGCGCCAACTGTTACGGATAAATCCTTGTCAAGAGTGCGAAAGGTGTATTCGCTCACTTTTTGGCCGTTCATATTCCCGCAGTCTAAAGCAGACAACAATTCCCCGACATCAACATCGGCAGAAAATACAGGTTTCAATTCATCTGTTCCCTTGACGGTGTATATTCCTTCATGGATTTTACCCATAGATATGCCCCATCGTTCTGTGCTATCCTCAGACCACTGCATAACCGTTTTTTTGGTGTGCGGGAATGCTTTCGCTCGCTCGTCGCTTACAAGTGTGGTTCTGCGCTTAGTTGAAATGATAATCAATTTGCCGTTATCATTGCTCAACGATACTACGCCACTGTGTTTTTTCAGAGCGTCGAGAGTTTGCGCAATATCGGAAATAACCAACCTGCCACTTTCTTCATTCTTTTCCGAAAGGTTACAGGACATTTGCGCAATGCTTGTTTTGCCATCACGCACTATGTTTGTCGTCTGAGCAACATTTTTTTCGCCGTCATAAATTATGACTGCTCCTTTCACTTGCTCAAGAAGTTTACCGCCGACATTGTTCATGCGTCGGGCCATTTTTAGCATAGAGGTTAAGTCTGATACATCAATTTTCATCATGTTCTATCCCTCCATCCTTAATCAATATAAACCTGTCGCTGTTCTGCCGTAGCGTCTTTTTCAAGACGCGGAGACACTGCGCACATTCTGAACCTTCGGCAGAATGCGCATGAGTATGATTACCTATTGACGGGAAACCCCGACATAGTATGTATGAAAGTTTACCTTCTTGCGCACATTCGACGGCGTAGTGTATTTTACCCGCCGTCTTACTTTGCATAAAGACGCGTTTTACACGCTTCTTAGGGTTCAATTACTCAACCCCATGTCAAGAAAGGTAGTCCGGCCCAATCAACTGCGCCGTCTGCTACGGTCAAAACGGTGTAGTCTTTACCGAGATGCTCCATGTTGAAGCCCTTCATTTCTTCGATTGAGGCTCTAATTTGCCATTCGTTGTCCTTGAGAGTCTTGTCTGCCTTGACACCTGCGGCGAGGTCGCCTTTCTTAGTGTATCGAGTCATCCATAGTTGCTGTGAAAACAAGCGCATAGTTCCTTTATCCCATTCCGGTTCTTCACCGATTTTCATAAGTCCTTTTTGTCCGTTTCCGAGGTCTGCAAATTGCTTCTTGTCCTTCAAGTGAAAGTTGTAGAATACTGCATCAACAGGTAGTTGATGCGCCCGATTGACTACATCCTTGAACAGTTTGTTACGGATGCGCCACTCGGCCTGATTAAACTTGTCTCCGTCATCGACATTGACAGGATTATTAGAACGGTTGAGTAAAACATCGGTCATTGCGAACTCGCACCACTTAAGGAATGAAGACATGCCATCCATGATAACTGCGCCGACTTCTCCATCCCTGCACTTCTGCGCAACAATGTTAATGAAATAGGTCATTTTATCAACGAGCGCAGTGTAGTTTGTTGAGTTGTCTGCGTTGAAAATAGTATCATCCAGTTCATCATAGAGAGGGATGATTGTTATGTTCTCATCGTCTGCGTAGTTTGCCGCTACTGTTTGGACTGCGGAGTTATCGACATCGAATATGACAATGCCCTTTTCTGCGCCGATGTGTTGGCGAGCAATAGAGACTGCTAATCCGGTCTTCGCCGTATTTTCTTTTCCGACGAGAGCCATTCTGATGCTTTGCGTGCGGGAACGCTTCTTCGCAAACAATTCTGCGTAGTGCGCTTTCATATCACGCATTGGCGCTTTGTCCGTCTGTGTGTCTTTCTGCGCAGTTTTTGCCTTTGCCCATGCGTTTGCCATTCAAAATCACCATCCACTCTCTTCTGCCGTTGAGTCATCGAGAACTACTTCTTCTTGAGCGACACCTTCGATTGCATCCATGACCCACCAACCGGAGACACCCATGCGAGGCATACCGTCATTCTTGTCAATCCAACCGCCGCCGACTGCGACGACAATAGAACCAACCGAGAAGTCCACTTTCGACTCTTCTTCTTTAGAAACCCATAGGTCAATCGGAGGAATCGGTGAGGTGATGTCGAGGTCTGCGAGAGTAATGATGTAGCCACCTTTTTCTCTTGGGTCAATGTGCGCAACCTCAAGAGGTAGTGCGCAGAGAGCATCCCACTTTTCCTTATCAGAGAGAGAAGTGAGCCAACCTTCAAGGTCGCCCAAACCGGAGAGGGGAGTTACGCCATGTTCAGGCAAAAGCCCATTGCCTTCTGAGTCCAAAGGAGGGGATTCAAAGAGACTGATGAGGGATTCATCGGCATTGAAAACAGAAACGCCCTTCTTCGCATAAGCAGTTTTGCCATCACGACCCATTTTAGCAGGGATTGTTCCGGTTACATATGTGGGGTGGTCTGTGTATGAGTCTTCGCCGTTGAAGCGCACCTTGATTGGTCGGACTGTTTGATTGTCCTTTGTTCGACCCAAGAATAAGCAGTCTCGCATTGGTTCCGATTGTTGCTTGTAGCGACCGTATCGAAAGTTTGCGCCGCCGTTGGGCCATGTGGGGGAGGATTTGTCGGCAATAAGAACAAAGTGTCCTGTGCCGTCGTTAATATCCATAGCGGCCTTTGGCAAAGCCTCTGAGTTCTTTTCCTCGGATTCTGCGGCGAAGTCTCGCTTGTATTCAAGAGTCGGATTATAGATATAGCGGAAACCGCCGTTCACATCGTCATTCAAGTATAGTGCGACTGCGCCCTGCGCAACAAGACCTATGCGTGCTTCTTCATCGAGGCCCATGAGATTAGTTTTCATACGCTCATATTGGCCTTTGGCGAAGTCTTTAACGCGAGGCACACTGATGAACATGCCTTCGATTGCTTCGCAACCTGATTTAGCGAGGCGTGCGCTTACTACACGCAGTTCTGCCGCCGCCATTCTTAGGCACTTCATGTCAATGTCTTCTTGTCCGAGGCCCGTAGCCTCAAGGTTTGCTTGGTTGGCCGAAAGAACCGTAGCGTGCTTTGCGAGCAATTGCTCAACAGGGCATCCGATGTTCTTTGCGACTCTATCAATAATTTTCTGTTCAATCATGGTATTTCACTTCCGTTGTATTCTGTCCTTATCCTGTTATCCATATAAACCCAACGATTTTAGCCCAATGAGAGCATTCTCGCAAAATCATACAGGACTATTTTCTCATCTACGCCATTAACCATATCTCTCTCGGAAACCACGCAGGATTCTATGACTGAGCGAATCATCTCAGGTTTGGCGTTGCTTGAAACTGCGTAGTCGAAAACGCTACGGATTAACTTTCTTATGTTCATGTTGCCCACCAGTTTAACTGCGTCGGTGATACTCTTTTCTTTTGTAGTTAAGCGCAAAAACCGCCGAGCATCAAAACCTTCATTCATGCGCAGTAAGAAGTTTAGTCCTTCTGCGGGGTTGAGAGTTGAATATGCTTGAAGTGCGCCTATGCTATTGCGCAAATCCCCGTCATGGCAATTTGCTATGGTCTTGAGGTTTTCTTCATCTACACTCAATCCCTCCGAGAAAAGTATTTTGTTCATCACCTTGATGATGTCCGTTTGCGTGTGTTTGTTGAAAGTGCGCACTTGACATCGAGATTGAAGCCAACGGGAAACTTTGCTCAGGTCGTTGCATGTAAGGATGAAAAAGCATGATGCGCCTTCTATGACACCCTTTAGTGCGCTTTGCGCCGCAGGAGTCAATTGGTCTGCTTCATCGAGAAGTATAATCAGTTCGTTTAAACCGCTTTGCGCAAGCGGTATGATGTCGTCTTCGATGAACTCAATACCTCTTGTTCTCTTCGATGAAGCATTGAAGTGCGCAACCTCAAAACCTTTCATCCGAGCGAGGATATATGCGAGAGTTGTTTTGCCAGTTCCGGCTTCTACGGAGTTGAATATGAAGTGTTGCATCGGCGCATTCTCATAGGCAATTTTCTTCATCTCGCCCATCAAATGCTCTTGACCGACAAACCCTTTGAGGCCCGAAGGCCGGTGCTTTTCCCACCAAATACTGCTCATCAAACACCATCTCCGTAAAGCATTTCAAGGATTGCGTCATGTTCATGTTCATAACCCATGACTTCATGTTCGCAACCGTAGCAAGTCAATTTATCACTCATCAGGTTCAGTGTTGGTTCGTTGCATAGGTGGCATATAGCAACACCCTTTTTGCGCAGAAACCATTTGACAAATCGTTGAATCATTCAAACTCACCTTCAACCAATTCGTCAATGAAAGGGCGCAATGCTTTGAGCATACCTTTTGGTGAAAGACCCGCAGTATCGAGAGTTAAGACTCTATGCGGTTTGCGTAATTCTTGAGAGGATGGGTTTTTCATAGCGTTTTCCGAGTAGTGCGCAAGTCTTTCAGGAATCGCACCTCTCTCAATCAATGTGCTTTCGTGCGCACGCAGTCTGATAAGAATGCCATGTTTGATGCAGAAGTCTGCCTCGTTATGATGGCGCACATCGTCTATGATTGCGATTGATGTTTCACCTTGACGATTGATGGAGTCTTGCACCGCATCAACCCAATAGTCTTCATCAACCATTTGTCGCTTTGCTTGACCCAATGCTTGTAGTAGTGGGCGAACCGACTCCTTATGTTCGGACTCATGCCGAGACAACATATACCTCGCCTCCATTTTTCTGTGTTTAGACCAAATAGACTGCGCCACTTCTTGACGCACTGCTTCTGCAAATGAAAATGTCATTGTTGTATGTGTCTGCGAAAGGTATTCCTCAAGCAACTGCGCAAGACTTGATTTTCCTGTGCGCATACGCCCTGCAATACCTATTATGAGAGTCATTCCTGCGCAACTCCTATAATTTTATTGAGTCGGTCGAGAAGAATTAGAGCGAGGTCTATTCTACCCATTCGCTTGATAATGTCTATTGCGTCAAATGCCAATGTAACAGTTTCGCTATATTTGCCGCTTATATCGGCAAGAGTCTCAATGCCTTGAATTAGTTGTATGCGCTGTTCTTCTGTTATTTCAACCATATTATCAATCCCTTACTGATTCTTCAACAAGTCGGTGGATAGTAGCCTGTCTGTCATAATCCGAATAACACCAAAAACCGCATATGTCATCTCTGAACATCTCCCACTTCTTCACATGGTAGTCGTCAAACTCTTCTTCGGGGAAAAATAACTCCATGAAGTCGTTTGCGTTGATTCTGCTTCTGATATAACGCAGTGCGTTAAATACTTGTTTTACTGTGTAGTTGCTTTCAGTATTCATCTGATAATTCCTCCAATATGGGTTCTGCGTCATGGTAAACTGCTTCTGCCAAATGATAGTAAATGTCTTCTTCGGGCCATTTTCTGATGTAATCTATGAGCCAGTCTATCGCTATTTGTATCGGCACTCTTTGGCGCAGAATATCATAAACGCTTGAATCCATGTCGTCTGCGTAAGTAGCATTCGGTTCTTGTCCGGCAACCATTAGAGCCAACCCCCTATTCCTCTTTCACGCAACCCTTCTACAACCTTAGACTTCTTGGTTGGTTCCTCTTCAACAAAAGTGCGCGAAGCACCAACCTTCGCAGTGAACCCATTGGGGAAACACTTAGGGCATTTGCGCAGAGCCATAGCATCTGCGTCTGTCATATTAGGATTATGAGTTATGGGTTCACCGCAAGCATAAGAGGGATTCTTGTAATCGTATTCTTTAGAACCGATGTGAAGTAATTGTTTCATGGTGTATGCTTTGACCCATGCCCTATTAAACCGCACGCCGGAGACATATAAGACAAGACCCAAACTTCTCTTCTATTATTCTCATTTGTCGGCATTCGGGGCATCGAACCGCACACTTTCTTTCAACGGTTGTCATGCTTGAGTATGGTCGAGTGAGCATCAAATCTCGTTCTTCTTTGACTAATTCTCTATCGACATCGAAGACCATGTTATTGACTCTCGCACCGTTGCTAAGTTCAATTTTGGTGTGGCCGACCGATACAACCTGCGTATTTTTGCTAATCAGTGCCGCAAGACTTGATTCGCTCGGCACTTCTCGGAACATACCCAACTCATGCAATCGCTCGCAAACTCTTGCTCTTGTCATCGGCCCTTCTGAAAATAGAATCTGCGCAATCAGGCGACGGACTTTACCGTTGTTCTTCGCCACATTACGGGCTAAGTATCGTTGTTATTTTAATCCTCGCCCAAATTATACCACACATATGACGGCACACCTTGCGCAACACCGCCCCCTTTCTTGAAAGAAGGTTTGTTGCCGACATGAAACAGAACTGCGAAAGCAAAGCGCAGAAAGAATACAAGTATGAAAATTATTACTTGCAGTATCATGCACTGTTGATAATACATTACAACCAATCCTCTATTTTTTTCTGCGCACGCTTTTTTACACCTTTGGGCAAAGCATCCTTTTCCGTTCTGCGTAAATCATTTGCCGCTTCTCGACTATTCTCGATTATCCTTTGCCAATACAAATCACTACTACGCACACCCAAAGGGAGTATCGTTTCATCACTTCTCTTTTTCTTGGGCCACGCCATTCTGCGAACTGGTTTATGCGCAAAGGCAATTAGGTTCTGTTGAAACGATTCAGGAACATGGGTAAATGATTTTGCGAGTGTGCGCCAAAGTTCAATATCCTTATTGTTTTCACGCAGAAAGGAGAGCATCAGGGGAATAGGCACTTTCTCACATTCTTCTTTTGCTTTCGACCTATCCCGCCAACGCATCGTTGCGTCGATACTGCGTGTGTAATCTGATTGTTCAAAGCGACCGTCAATTATCACTGAATCATTCTTTTTGATTTTCGGGGGTTTTGCGCAAACCCAAACCATGCGGTATGAGATATACGGCAACCAGTCGAGACATTCTTTTGCTGTCGGATTCTTCTTATGGACTATCACTGTTAATCCTTCGACATTGGGTGCGCAAACAACCTCCGAGCCTTCGACATAATCTCCGACTCGATACTTCTTAGCATCATGCGTGAAAATGAGAACGCCCATCCCAAACACCTTCTATGCGAGAATACTCTTTCACTCCGCCGCTTTTGCGTGAAGTCAAAACACCCTTCGATTCAAGAACCGTTAATGCTTTGGCGACAGCATACACATTGATAGACATATGGCTCTGCGGGAGAGCCTCATGTGCTTTCGGCAAAATAGAATCTGCGCTAAACCATTCTGAAATATCCCATGTCTCAACCGCTTTAGCGACTGCGTGCTTTCGATATGCCTTACTCATGCTTTCACCTTCAAATTGGTTTTGCGCCAGTCGTCATAGAAAATTATTATCGGAATACCGTTTGGCATGGTTGCTCTAAAATATCCTTTACCGACTTCTTCGCCGGTCAAGTTAAACTGCAAATCCATGCCTTCAAAAAAATGCTCGACAAAGTTTGCTTCGCCGTCATCGTCGCAGAATACAACGCTTGTCATGTTGGCGACTACCGCCCACTTACGCATTCAAATCAACCCCGCATCATGTAGCGCCATCTCTTGAAGCGTTTCTTCGCTCAAGTATTGCTCCATCCTTCTAATTTCATTCTTCAATGATTTTATTTTGTCGCTTATCAACGAGTCCTGATTCAGACTACGCTTAGTAAACCCGACGAGCATATCGTTACAAGAACTCAAGTAACCAGTCAAAAAGGAGACAAAGCCCTCAGTAGTTGCGTCTATTGATTGTTCAATTATTTGATTGTCCTTTAGTGAATAAAACTTCATGTCATATCGTTGGCTTTCTTCGGTCATATCTCTTCATCTCCCTGTATAATTGACATAAAACTATCGTTCTTATAAACCCAACGGTTGAACCTCTTAAACTGATGCTCACTTAAGCCCCACATATCGCGAACCACCTTAGCAGAAACCCGATAGCGGCCACTAAACCACCTCAACCCATCGAGAGTCAAAACTGCAATAAGTCCGTCATCGAACATTCTTTTGACGATTTCAGGAAACTCGGATTCAGGGATAGGTCGGGCAATCAACTGATTGAAATGCGCACGCCATTTGATAGGCTCACCCTCATTCATCCCGAATCACCCGCATATATCCGCAGTAAACCATTCTGCGTAGAGCAGGTTGGTAGATTTTATGAGAAGCGTAGCGTGCTTCGGTAGTATGGCCGCAGTTTTGACACTGCCGCAGTTTCTTGTTTAGCGGGTGCGCAACCATCAAAGAACCTCCCATTCGCCATCATCAATGACGGTAGCGGGAGTTTGCATAGCGCCGAGGCGCAACTGCATATCGTTGAGAAGTTTAGGTTCGTTGCGCAGAACATCAACGAGAACGCCCATCACGCCATTGACTTGCTGTTGCGCAAGAAGGATTTGCGAATCAACGCCAATCTCTTTCTTCAATGTGCCAATCAATTTAACCGATGTGTTGGCTTGCGCAACAAGTCGGGTAGCGGTAGATAGCCATTCACCATCAATACCTTCTGCGTCTTTCTTCGCCTCCCATTCATCAAGCCACTTTGTTATGCGTGAAAATACATCCTCTGCCATATCGAGAGTTGTAATCGCTTCACTGCGAGCCTTCTCCACCTCTAATGCTTCTGCGGGGTCATACTGCATGTGTTCCGACAAGTGTTCTTCGACAAGACCTGCCTCCCAGTTATATTTTGCCTCAAGGTATGAGGTGGTGATAATGCCGTTGAAAACCTGAACCTCCAAATCCTTTCTGTCTCGGTGTGCGCAAAGAGGGCAGTTGTTGTCCTCGATGACCCAACGCAAAGACTCAATCAAATGAAACCTCTCTACGGTGTTCTTCATGGCACTGAGTTCATCTATGCGTGCTTGTATTTGTTTTCTACTCTTCATCTGCAAGCCTCCATATTTTCTGTTTTGCGGCCCATTTACCCATGAGATTTTGGTTGGACTGACTTTCATACTCCCCGATAAATCTATCATCCCGCATGAGAATCTGCGAGGCGCTCGGTATGTTGGATGGTTTTTTGCCATGCGAACCTGCTTCTACCAAAAGTGTTTCAGTAAACGCTTCTCCGTTGTTTAAGAGATATTCTACGCATCTGTTGCGCCATCTGAGGAATCGTGTTCTCTTACTCGGCATCGACTCCACCCCCGACATACGCAAAGGTTTGGACTCCGGTATTACCGACTCTGATAAATCGCTTTTGTTTATCTGCGCTCATTATCTGCGCCACGCCACGCAACGGAGGAACTGCGAACAGTCTTCGGCCCTTTGTAGTGCGCACATCGGCGGCTAAGTCTTTACCGTTGAAAACTTTGTCTGCGCCGTTCTCAAGAAAGTATCGCTCGCACGCATCGAGGAATACGGCGTATTTTCCTGTTTTGGATTTACTGCGCTTGTTCGCAATCATTTTTCGATAAACTACTTTCTTAACCATTCATAACACCATCCTCAAATCCGAAACGGCAGACTACGCCTTTGCGACCTCTGCCATCTCGCTTAGGAATAAACTCTGAGAACCACGCTTGACCTATCAAGTGTTCTTCTATCCACCTCTTAGAAGCGGAGTAATCGTTGTCGCAGACAAGGCGTGCTATGTCTTTGACGAGAACGGAACGGGGAACATCCTTTTCCCAATAGGTAGTGCGAATCAAACGGATGTCTTCATCCATAACATTTCTGCGCATTTTCAGTGTGTCTTCAAGAATGCCACGCAGTCGGTCGTCTAAATCGACCATCAACAATTCCTTATCGACCCATTCCCCCTGCATCATGGCATATCCGATAGCCATTCTGCGGAACAAGTCGGACTCAAAACTACGCACTGATTCCTGCAAGACCCATTGTTCAAAGTCTTCACCGAAAACAACACCCTTTGGTTTTTTAGCCATAGTCTTTTCTTGTCGGTCAATGAACCATTTGCGCAAATCTATCATCTCAGACGCTAAAGCCGCCCTCTTCGCAGGAGGCGTAGATGCTTGGGCGTTCTGCGCAATTTTGTATGCCAACTCCTTCTCAGGAGTCATTGTAATGTCAATGATGAAGAAACGACGGTCAAGACCGGACTCCAATTCAAAACGAGCCGGTTGAGTTCCTGCCCATAGCGTGAAACGAGTATTGTATTTCACCCATCCCGCTTTCATGGCCTTATTGACTCGGCCACTGTCGAGAGAAGTGAGTAGTTGATTTTTCATGTCGATGCTGTGGTCTTTTTTCCCTGCGTCGCTCATGCTTGAAAACTCTTCAAAGCAAATGAAACCACCGCACATATCGCGAGCAAGTGGTCGCCCCATTATCTCGCCGTCTTCGTTTACCGAACCGAACATACCTGCTTCTGTGATGCTGTTTGCGCCTATCATGGTTCTAAAACCAACGCCACCCATAGCCTCATTGTTCCATAGAAGACCAGTGTTTTCTGCGCAGAACAAGTCGAGTAATACATTTTTTCCCGAACCTTTCTGTCCTCTGATGAGGATGTTAATGCGTGTATCTGCGAGTCGGGATGCGGGAGTATAAATCGGGTAGTCGGTATGGCGCAGAGGGCAGTCTTCGATAACAAATGAGCCTTCGGGCGCAGTGAGGGGGTCGAAGTCGCACATTGAACATTTGTTCACTGCGTTAAACATATGTGCGCCAATGCTACATAGGAATACGGGAACTTTGTCGGCAACATCGACTAAGTGGTTGTCGTCGCAGAACTTCTGAACCCTGTCGAAAATATCGGTCATTGAAACATTCCTCCTGAATATCGTTGCTTTCGCTTTTCTAATTCGGCACTATCCACCAAATCGTTGATGCGCTCTAAAGCCTCCGATGCCATACCCATATATACGCTTTGCGCATCATCTGCTGTGCCATGAAGGATTGAAAACCCATGTTCACGCAACAAGTCGCACATATTTTGAAAGTCGGCAGGTTCAATCGGGAATGAATCACTGTTGCTTGGTTGTTCGTTGCGCATAATAAATGCGCCCGATTCCGTTTCATCGGTGCATAGCGAGAATACCTGCGGAGATGCCCACGCCCAAACTGCCTGTAATGTCTGCGGTGCATCGTCTGTTCCGAACTCATCTGCGGAAACAAATACGCATTCGGTATTCGGTTCGGATGGCGGGTCTTTGAATAAGGAGTCGAGAGCAAATGTGCTTAAAGTAGATAGATGTTCTGCGTGCTTGAAGTGCATAGCAATATCGCGTGCAGGTGGATAGTTGAACAACCATTCGTTTCTGTTGGTCTTAGGCGATACAGTCGGCGGGGATGCTACGCAAATATACAATGTGTTATCCCGTAGATAAACCGGCCACATATTATTCTTCTCGTTCAAAACTCTATGCGGTGCAGTCATGGCGTGCTTGCTTGTAATGTAGCCATCCGGTTTCCCCGTTTCACCGTGTCGGTCTTTGATAATATGTTCAACCAACAACTCAGGCAAATTGCTTGAATCATCCATGTTTGTAATTAGTATGTGCGTAGCATCCATGCACGCCTCGCTCAAAATAAAATCTGTCTCTCCTGTGGTCGTTAATCTCCATGCCATGTTATACCCTAAACCCAATGTCGGTATAAACCTGCTTATTCTTTTTTTGTCTTTGAAGGAATTGAGAAAAAATAAATCAATGGACTGCGCTTAAGTCTGCGCTATTCTTTATTCTTTACTATGGTGTGTTAAATTATATTCTATACTTCTCATCGGCGCTTTAATTCTAATCTCTAAGGAAACAATAAAGAATAACTCAATCAGGCTTTTAGTGTGCGCATTATTTCTTTTTTAATTCCTTCAATCCAGTGAAAAGAATAACCGAACAGCACGCTCATACTCTATCGAATCCCTTTCTGCGAAGGTCATACCCACTCCTGCTTCTCGCTCTCTACAAGGATTTGGTCGCCATGTTGTCTCGTTCAAATCAAAAAGTCTGCGCTCAATATCTGAAATAATTCCCTGCCTTGAATCCCGCTTTAGTGTGCGATGAGGTCTTGCGTCAAGGTTTTCTGCGCCGCAAACGACGCTACTAATCAGGCTTGGCGAGTCGAATGAAAAGGAATCACCCTCGCTTAGATTTTGCGCAACCACCAAATGCGGATAATCCCCGACCACCAACGACGGCAAAAGGTAAATGCCATCGGCAGTCCTGAACGGCAGTTGGATTTGCGCAGAAGTAAATGCACCGCCGACAGGTGCAGGAGAAAATAATTCTGGTGGTTTTTGCGTGCTTACACCTGATGCGCTCATGCCCGTGAACAACTGGTTGCTGTTGGGTTCGACGATTTTCACATTTTCAAAGTCGAAGCAAACATACAGGTCTGCGCATTCAAGAAAAAACGATTGCAGGTCATCTGCAAACGACGGGTGGCCGTCTATGTGAAATCCGCCCTTCATCCCCTCATCAACCATCCTGCGGGGCAGGTCAGGCTGTATCGCGTCGATGAGTTGCCACATCCGTTTGTAGCCGTCAATGATGATGCGGTGTTCTCCGGCACGCAGAATCGCAAAGGGTTGAAACCTCCGCCGTTTGCCACCTCTACGCCAACCGCAGAATCGCTCAACGACAACTCTTTGCGGAGATGTGAAAAGCCACTCGCCGCAATATCTGAAAGGTTGCACATGAAAGCGTGGGGTCTATGCCCACTTTAACCTGCGCACTAATCCGGCGGCAGAAAAGAAAATTAAAAAAAGCCCCCACCCACGCCGAGGCGTGAGTGAGGGCGGCGACCCCGAAGGGAACATCAAACCCCCGCAGGGGTGATGGGTATGCGTGTGCGTGTCTGAGTAAACTCAGTCGAACAATCCGACTTTTCTTTCGGATGGCTGTGCGCAATTCGCTTCGTATTCAGACTTTTCGACAGTGATATATTCGTCGGCATCTCTACCTGCGTGCATCCTGAATGTCTTTCGGTTTCCGTTTTCATTCACGCAGTCGCATATAAATACTTCAGTCCAACAGCCGCCCCAATCGAATACGGGGTATTTGTTGCATCCACTGCACATTTCAATCGTCGTTACTACTTGTTTCGGTCTCATAGGTGTTTTCCTCGACCTAATTAGGGGTTTCCGGTATATCAAATGATAGGATAGTTGATTCCGTAAATCCAATCATCAGTCCACCAATACGGCGCAGTGCGCCCACGCGCCCATTTTGCGAAGCGTGCCTTCTCGCCCTTGTAGTAAGCGCGATATGCCGCTACTGCGTCGCCTTCGATTTTGTATTCATCAGGCATACATTGCGCAAAAGGAGTCAGGTCGCCAACGGGGATTCGCCCACACATCATGTATAGGTGTTCGATGCCGTCTGCGCAACTGTGAGTTTTGTCGAACCGCTTCTCATACTCTTCGCAGAGCATAGCGGCGTGATAACAAGTCCACATATAATTTTCACTGGTTGCGCCCACCCAACGGGTTGCGGGGTGGTTTGCGTAGCCACCTTTCAGGGGCGTGCCTTTCGATGTGAGGGGCATGTCTGCATCCTGTGCGCCATGCCTCCGTTGCGCAGAGCCAAGCATCTGAAAACATTCGACAATAAGTTTCGGCACATGCTTGTCGCAGTATGACATAGCGGCGTAAACTGGTGATTCATCGAGGATAAATAGGTTCATTTTATCATCTCTTGTAATTTTTCATGCGTATTGTTTAGATGTCTGCGTAAGTTATAGTTCATGTCTTTAAGTTCTGAAACTTCTTCTTTCAACTCATCCATCTCTTCTCTTATCTCTAAGAGGATTTGCGCAATAATATATTTTTTGTTCAGGCTCATTTTTTTCATCTCCGTGTTCTACCCCACTTCGTCAGACAATATAAAGTCTCAGGTGATTGACGGTTTAAACGCAATCATTGAACATTCTTCATTTTTGCATATGTAATGAAACGCCTCATGGCGACTAAAGGTTTTTCCCACCGTTTTAGTGCGTCTGTTGGCGAGTTCACCGCATCGGGGGCATCGAGTGCGCTTACGCTTGCGGAACAGGCTCTTAGGCTTGTATGAGCGCCTCATTCAAGCATCTCCTTTATTCTCACTAATGCCCGTTGCTCAAAGTTCATTTCCTCTTCGGGAACTTCACGGATAAGTTCAGTGATGCCGTAGTCCGATAGGATGCTTAAAATGCCTCTGCGCAAGCGTTGGGTTTCTGCGAGCAGATTATCCAAATGAGGTAAAATAATATCCCTCTGTTCATTACTGCCGTTCAATAGTATGTGTTCTTTTACTGCGTGATAAGAGTCGTTTATTTTAGTCATTCAATATACCCCCCTTGTTGGGTCGTCGTTGTTTTCTTCTGCGTCGGGTTCAGGGCCGGTTGGCATGTGTTCGTCGCTTAGTTCTTCAAACTTGATTAGTGCGTCTTCTACGCTTGCGTCGAAGGTATTTGTTATCCCGTTCACTGTGCGCATAGCCCACTCCAACGCAGGTTGAAGTATTTCAGGAACAATTGCCGAGGGTATCATTTGCGCAGTAGTGTTATTCACTTTGCGTTGAGAACCGACGATGAGGTTTTTTGAATGAACGCCGACAATCAACTCCAAGAAAAACTCCGCCCTGCGCAAATCCCTCTGCGATTCCGATTCCGAGGATGGCAGGATATAGTTTACCCGCATACCGCCTTCTTTTAGAAGGTGCTTAAGGTATTCAAACTGCGTGTCGCAATAAATCCCCCTGCTCTTGAGCAAATCGGCGTTATCCCGTATTTGCAGGTATGTGTATGTGATGATTTTTAGGTGCGTAGCAACCTCCCACGCATCAATGAGGTTTTCCTTGAGAACCTCGCACGCATTTGCGTTCATGCGGTGTAGCCTGTGTGCTTCATAGTCGGGGATTTGCGCATGAAGCGAAACTCCGTCTTCTGAAATAAAACCAGTGTCCGTAGAGAACGGTATGCCCTTCGCTACAATAAGCCCGTAGAACTTGATAGCACTATACTCATTCATTCGTTCACCGCCATTAGCGCAGAGAGAACTTTCATGTGCGCAAGTATTGCGTCTGTCTGCGTCTTCGCAGTCCTGAACATGCCGATAATCATACCGGCGGTTTCATGGTGTCCGAAGGCTTGCATCATGCGCACTTGAACGACTATGCCGTTGCATGAGTCGCAACAGCGCCCATGCTCAACCATGCTTGCGTCTGAGGTGTCTTGAGGAACCAACGGTTGCGCATTATGGCCCGAAGTCCAGTAAACTTCGCCGTTATGCGTGTGTGCGTCAATTGCCTTGTAGCACATGCAACAAGTGTATTCTGATTCTGCGCTCATTCAAACAACTCCTTAGCGAATGCGATAGTGTCCGAGAAGTCAAACGGGTGATTGTTATGCTTCTCAAGAGTGCGAATGATGGTGCGCACATGGCCGAGGTTGTAATTGTCAAGGTCTGTGTCTTCATCTGCGAGACTGTGAACTTGGTCTAATTGAAGTTGGCGCAGGTCATCGACTACGCCCAAAAGGTCTGCAAGAGTAATCATTCAGAAGCCCCCGTTACAAACGATGAAATCGAAATGTGGGTGTCAGGGTTCATGCGCAGATAATGCGAGTTGTTTACCCACCATGCGCACTTTTGAAGCGAATTACATTCAAACTTCTTTTGGTTGTTCAGTTTTACAGTCCATGTTCTGTTTCCGTTTTCGTTATTCATATTTTCAGTCTCCTGTATTTGTTCCGATAGTGTCGCCACATATATATTTATCCTAAGTTGAAGCGCCGTCGAATCTCTTCAAAGCACGCTTCGATTTTTTGCTCTGCGTATTCGATTGCGCAGTTGAGTGCTTCGTCGTTTTCGTATGGCACGATTCCGCCAAAGCGCACATACGCCTTGTAGAAAACACCAGTCTCCCATTCGGAAATCCATTCCCAACGGGATTCCCTGAAAAGGTGCATGTTGTCTTCACCGAGGAAAATTGCGTGCGCCATCCATTCTTTGTTTTCTGCCGACATATACATCATTGGGGTTCACCTCCGATATGCGCAGTCCACGCCATCATTTGCTCATCATCGAGCAGGGAGAGCAGGAATGCGATAGAATCGCCTTCTTTGCGCAACCGTTCTACATAGGCTACGCATTTGTTCTGATAAGCAAGAATGCTTCGGTTGATGCCATCTGAGAGTTCCGCTAAACCTGCGGCCCGATGACTCCCAAGCCACACTGCATAGTCTGCGGCGAGTTGTCGAGCCATTACTGCTACTCCATGATTCGTTTGCGTAGTCATTCTGATTCCTCCTGCGTGTGCGTGGCCTTCATGCGCAATTTGATGATGACATCACCGACAATCCAAAACGGCGCATATGGTGGCACAGCCTGAAAGACTGCGTATGTAGCGAGAACATTTGCTTTGCATGTGTTTTCACGCAATCGGCCTTCTTCGTCTGCGATAACATCACGCACCCATGCCATGCGAACCTCGCCGGTAATCGGGTCATTGACGGGAAACTGTGCGCCTTCTACTACTGGGCAGTATTCGATGAGAGAGGTGTATTCAGGGTCGCGAGAATCGCCAACCATGCCCTGCATTTGCGCAAGGGTCAAATCGTCTTCGACTACCTCAAAGGTTGCGTCGGTTCTGAAAAGCATAGAGAAATCGCTCAAGACATCCTCTCCTTTAGCGCCGCATCAATCACGGCATCGAGGTCAAAGTCCGTCATGTCTTCTTCTGCGTCGGAGACAACCGGCGCAACAAGGCGAGTCTGATGTGTGCGGAGTGCGGGTAGCGCAGGTGATTTGCGCTTAGGCAACATAACCGCTTTGCGAGCCTTTGGCTTGCTCTGCGTGGTTCCGAGTTTTCGGCGTGTCGCTTGAGTATTCGTCATAACGACAAGCAAATGACCCGATGAGCAGGTGAAGGTTCCGCTTTGGACTTCACGCATTTCACGACCGCAAGCAGGGCATACGCCATCAACTGCGGGGTTGTTCATCACCATGCGGTAATCTGATACTCCGCCGTCAGGTCGGCGGCAAAGAACGCCAACGACGGCATCCCCTGCGGTGCAATTCAATTTATAGGCTTCATATCCGGTCGGTATATTCATTTTCTCATCTCCGTTGGTTGGGCTACTGTGGCCCCAGTATATATTGTTTTAGGCATATTTGCCGCTTTTATCCCGTTCTCAAGGGCTTTGAGTATCTCCGACTTTGAGGTTCCTTGAGCCAAAGCCGATTGAACAATTGCGCATAAATTAACCCAACGATAGCCGCCGGTTTCATGCGTAGTCCATGCGTGGTCGAACCAAAGCGTCGTCAGGAATCGAAGTCCTGATTCTGTGTGATTATGGTTGCTCATTGCGCCCACCCCCCCTCTATGCGTGCGGCCTTCGCCTCATCACGCTCTTGTTCGGTCTTTGCGCCTCTCTGTTTCAGGATTGCGGCGCAGTTCGGACAATACCGCTTAGGGTATTGATATGATAGTCCACTGCGGGTTTCGGCAATCTCTGCCAAGTCGTGCAGGTATTGCGCCGCATCTACGCAGAAAACCGAGTAGTCGCAGAGTTTACTGCCGCATTTGATGTGAAGCATTCCGACTACGCTCATTGAAAAACCTCCTTGAAATCTCTACCGCATAAACAGTCTTCTGCGCATGGCGAATCGAGTTTGCTATTCATTGCATCAACAAACTTCTCTGCGTGGTTCGCATCTGAAAAGAACGCAATATGCCTGTCCTTGACCTTTTCACCGAACATGAGTCCAGTGAACTGTATTGCGTAACCGTTTCCGGCATCACTGAAAACCGTGTAAAACATCGAATTGCTCATTCGACCACCCATCCAAATGCGAAGGCCATAACAAAGTCATCCTTTTCCCATGTGCGCATGATGCCTTCGCCGTCTGCGTCGGGGTCAGGTTTTTCAAATGTTGCGCCGAGTTTAGCGTGGCATTCAATGCTGTGCGAAGCCATGCGCAAACTCAACTGGTGCGCATAACTTCTTGCGGTCGATTCATGAACGAAAGAGCGTTTTGCGCCGTCGCCCGATACAACCCAAACGGGCCATTCGGTTGCGTGGCATTCTTCTTCGGTCATGTCTTCGGGTATTTTTTTCATTCTTCTTCGCCTCCTGTGTGTGTGGGTTTGCGCACCCATAGCGCCCCTGAACCATCCCGCATCTCGATGCAGTCAATTTCAGGATGTGTCAAATGTAGATAGCGACCAATGCGCCCATCAGGTAATCGCATCATCTGCGACTTAACCACGCAGACCCACGCCCCGCCCAAATCATCAGGCAGTCGAACTGTGTCGTATTCTTGCGGGAGTGCGTGAACACCTGCGCCCATATCCACTGCGCCTGAACCGTCGGCAAAACCTCTTGCGTTGCCGAAGGGGTCTGCGCCGTAGCCGTGTATGTGTGCGAACTCGTCGTTGTTCATTCGCCCACCCCCTTAAGTTCAGTAATTGCCAGTTCAAGCGCACTGTGCGCCTCTTCGACAAGGCTAAAGTATTCCTCGTTGGTGATAACTGCGCAACGGCGCATGACCCTGAGTTGTTGGACTCGCCTCTGATAAAGTGCTTTCGCATAGTCTGCGGGTGTGATTCTTGAGTTTATCGAAGACACCATCAAGCATCACCTCTGCGCCCACTGTGCGGGAGGTCGCAATCCTTGATAGGCCACGCCATAGGGAATGAGCCTCTTTGCGCAGGTGTGGATGTAGCCATAATTTCTGATTCGCTAAAGTAGCCCCATTCATGCTCTATTCCCTGAACAAATCCAAAGTGGATGCCGTCGTCGTTCAATTCGGTGGCAAACCAATACCACCCGTGAAAGGACTCCCACGCCTTCAAAACCTTCGTTTCTTCGCCCCATGCTTTGAGGTATAATTCTCCGTCTTTCGTTATTAGTTCGGTCATGTTTCTGTCTCCGTTCTTGTTTGTCCTATGGCCCCCGCCTATATATTGATTCCGTAAAGTTGGGGGAGTTTGTCGATGTTCACTCGCCATGCGTAGCGAGAGCGCATTGAGTGCGCAAGGAGTGCGAGTTTGCCATAGCGTTCTGCGTCTTCGATAGTCCAACCGTTCACCTGCGCTATGTGCCTGAGCGTGCGCCATTTTGCGCCTTCGCCCAAAGTGGTTTGCCGCCCGTAGTGCTTGGCCTGATGGCATCGAGGACAGAGGGAAACTATGCGCTCAAGCGTTTGCGTGTGTGCGAGGTCGTCGTAAATCCAAACCTCATGCGCCTCTACTGCGTGATTGCGCCCTTGATTCAAACCTGAATCGCCGCAAACCTCGCAGACATGCCCCGCTTCTGCGTAGCATTGTTTCCGCAACTTATCCCACTGGCTACCCGTGAGGATTGAGCGCAGATTGTCGCCCCATGAACCGGCGGGAACG